CTACGAATTGAGCTTATCGAGCGCTGCCTGATCTGCCGTGGTCCCCAGGTGGTGGAGGTAGAGGTTCGTCGTCGAGGCGGAAGCGTGGCCGAGCCACGCCTGCACCGTCGCGAGGTCGACTCCATTGGACAGCCAGATGCACGCGGCAGTGTGCCGCAGATCGTGGATGCGCCGATCCATCCCCTCTCGATCGAAGTGCGTCGAGATCAGGAACGACTGGCGCCACAGCTGCCCGCCCTTCGGGCCGGTGAACACGAGATCATCAGGCCCCTTGCCGGCAACGAGATCCTTCACATACGGAAGAACCTCATTCACGATGGGCACGGTCCTTGCGTTGCGGCCCTTCGTCGACTTGACCTTGCGCGTCTCGGACTGAGATCGCGTCACTCGCATGTAAGGCATCCCCTCGAGGTTGACATCTCGCACGCGCAGCGCCCGGGCCTCACCCCACCGCAGTCCGGTCCAGCCGAGGACATAGATGATCTTCGCGTTGTGCTCCGAGTATCGCGAGCAGCGAGCGAAGACCGTCTTCAGCTGATCCTTGGAGTAGGGGTGCATCTCCTCCGGTGGATCAATGACAGCCGGGAGCTTCGACCGGCGGACGGGATTGTCCGCACGGCGATTGTCCTCGACGACCCACTTGAAGAACGACGACAGCGACTCACGGTATCGCTTGAGCGATCCGTCGCTGAGGCCGTGGCTCTTCCGCAGGTGGACGTACCACTTCTCGAGGTCTCCCGGGGTGATCGTGGCCACCGATCGCGCCTTGAGCGAGGGCGTCATCTTCGCGACGACATTCAGGTCGACATGGTAGGTGCCGGGAATGACCGTGGCCTCACGGATCTCGAGCCATTCCTTCATGAGGTCCTTGAGCTTGGCCCTGCCGCCGGCCACGTCCAGACCGCCTTCAGCAGCGGTCTCCAGACGCACCGCCCAGGCGAGAGCATCGCTCTTCTTCGCGAAGGTCTTCTTGCCCAGGACCGATCGGCCCTGCTTGGCAATGCCTCGGAACTTGTTGCTCGGCAGTCGTTCGGTGTACGCCATGATTACAGTCCTGTCAGGTAGTCGATCACGCTGCCCTTCGTGTATCGAGGGGAGCCTTCGGAGAGGTAGAGGCATTCGGGGCCGAGCCCGTCTCGGGCCCAGCGAGAGAGGGTTGAGACGCTGACGCGCAGAATCTCAGCCACCTCAGACCGCAGCAACAGCGGCGGGTAGTCAGACAGCAGTGAGCCCATCATCACCGTCCTCGTCGTCCTCGCTCTGCTCCGGCCCGTTGGCCGATGTCAGCCCGTTAAGGAAGTCCGAGAATGCCTGCACCTCGGCCTCCTGCTCGGGTGTGAGTGGGGGAATGTCCGTGGTGGACTCGGAGGGGTCGCGGTGCGCGGGGCACTCGCAGCTGGTGTTGTTGATGAGGATCTGCATGAACTCGTTGACCTCTGTGGAGGTCATCTCATCGAGGACGATGAAGTCGTCGGGGTCGAGAATGCCTTCGGCGACGTTGAACGTCAGGAAATCCTCGAGATCGAGGTTCCCATCAGGCCGGCGGATGTCGAGCATGATGTTGTGGGGCATATCGTTGGGATTGATGAGGTCAACCAGCCCATCAGCGAATGAGAACCCGCCGAGGGTGATGGTTCGACGCTCTTTGGTACGACGCAAGCTCAATGCGTGCTCCTTTGTCAGTCGAAAAGCATGGGGTCTTGCACGGAGGGGCGGTCGATGGCCTCGAAGCCCCCGATGAAGCCGTCACCGATCTTGACGAACGTGGTGTTGCCGATGTCGGTGAACTGAAGGTCCATGTAGGGGCTCTTGCCCCGGACTTTCGTGAATCTCTTGATGGTTTCCAAGCCCATCGCGAACTGTGTCCGCGGTGTCGTTCCGGCCTGGTCGAGGATCGCTACATCCTCGTTGATTCCCTCGATGTCACCCGGTTCGGGCTCGATGGAGGGCAGATCTGCGATCTCGTCGTTGCCGTAGGCCACGATGAGCCGGTGGTCGTCGGTGATTTCGACCCAGACGGTCGCATCCTTCGCCGCCGAGGTCTTGCCGACCGCCATACCCAGCTCCTTCGCCTCGTCGTGCTCGATGAGGACGGTATTGGAGTGGTCGGCGGTCAATAAGCCGCTCGAGAACGACCAGCCGACCGCGTACTGCGATCGGCCGTATGCCTGGATCCCATCTGGGGCCAGTGTCACCCCGACATAAGGAAAGACCGGGTTGGATCCGGTCTCTTTGCCGATGTCGACGGCATCATGCAGGGCGATCTTGACCTGCTGCGGGTTGATGTGTGCGCTAGGCATTCGCCTCCTTGATCCTAGTCATATCGCCCGTCCTCGGGCTCGAGGTTGGCGTGGAATCCGATGGAGTTTGCGACTCGATTGCCTACGCTCTCGGACATCGAGAAGAGGTCTGTGTCGTGCTGCTCGTCCAATTGCAGAGGATCCTCAGCATCAGTCTCGATGCGGACCTGGGCACCCCTGGCGTCGATGTCGATGGTGACGGTGGTTCTCATGCTCACACCTCAGTGCTTCGGCGGGTAGATCAGTGACCGCAGATCGACCGGCACATAGCCTTCCGGCTTCTGCACTTTGCCGTTGACCTTCAGGACCAGGCCAGTCTCGGGGTCGATCTTGGTCAGGTTGTTGCGGTGAACGGCACCCCACAGCTCGTCGAAGTCGAGGCCGTAGGCGTGAGCGGTGCCGAGGATGATGTAGACCATATCGACCAGGCTGTCGGCCAGCTCGGTCATGGCATCCTTGATCCCCGAGGGCGAGTGGTTCTCGTTGGCCTGCTTCAGGGCGGTCAGTGCCTGCTTGTGCTCGGAGAACTCCTCGGTCAACATGCAGAAGCGTTCCCACTTCTCGACATCGGAGATCACGGTCGGCTGCTCACGCACCGGCTGCTCGCAGGCGGTCATGAACTCTCGAACGTCAGTCGCTTTGCTCATTCGTCCTCCAGGTTGTCGATGATGTCCTCCAGTGCGTCAGCTGTAAGCTCCGCGTCTCGCAGCGACCGCTCGAAGGCGGTGATGGCACTCGCCATCTCGCTGATGACCTGGTGGAGCACTCTCAGCTCCGAGTCGGCGTCCTTCTTGGTGCTCATGTCAGGTCTCCCGCCTGTAGTAGTTCTTCTTCGACCAGTTCGATGGTGTCGATGCCCTGCCAGGAGCTGAGCTTGCGCACAGCGTGCTTCAGCCGGGTGTTGCGTGCCTTCTCCGCGGCCAGTGCATCGAGCAGCTTGTTCGTGCGATCGTCAGCGGTACTCATGCAGCCTCCTCGAGGATGTCCCGCATCTTCTGCCCGAGGGCGAAGTAGCGAGCGTCGGAATCCCTCGTCCGGTCGATCCAGTAGTCACGCGATGCCTTGAAGCCGTCACGCTCGAGCTCTCGGGCGATGACCTTCTTCTCGAGCTCCTTGATCTCAGCGGCCTGCTCGTCGACGACGAACTCGAAACCGCCGGTGCGCCGACTAAGGCGCTGGGCCTCGGCCAGCTTCTTCTCGGCGTCCTTGCGCATCTTCGCGGCCCGTTCCTTGCCGGCGGACATCTCCTCGAAGTTCTGCTGCAGGTTAGACAGCTTCCGCCGGTACTTCTCGCGAGCAGCCTCGAGGTTGTACTCGAAGTTCTCCTTCGCCGTCTCGAGCTGTTCCTTCAGGCGAGCATTCTCCTCGCGCAACTCCCGATAGATCCCGTCATGCAACTTCGCTTCCGGCGTGGGATCGAAGTCCTGCAGCACCATCCGCTCCTCGTGAACCCGGGGCTGCGACAGGATGAACGGATGCCGGTAAGCGTCAGGGTCCGGGAAGGTTTTGCGTTCAAAGTCGACTCGACTTGCGGTTCCGACTTCACGCTCGTCGCCGTTGCTGTCGATGGATACGATCTTGATTCTCATGGGTTCCTTCTCTTGTCGTCCAATAAACCAGGGGTGCTGATTCAGCGTCACTTGTCGTCCAGGATCTTGACGGGCGATGCAGAGTTGCCGGGGAAGCAGCCGATGGGGGACTGGCCGGACTCGGCCACGATGTCCAGGCACTTCGAGGTCAGGGTCTTGTCGGTGACAGACCGCTCAAGCGTCTCGTTCGCCTCGGCCTCAGCCTTGGAGGTCTCCTTCTTCTGATTCGCCACTCGAGTCTTGGCAGACTCGGACTGGAGATCGTCGATGCGCTTCTGCGTAGCCTCATCGAACGCAATCAGGGGCAGGGACACCGAGCGAACCTCGATCTGCTTTCCGACCTTGGCCTCCATGTTCTCCTGCACCTTGACGGACAGGTCGGACAGTGCCTTGCCGCCCTCTTCGGGGCTGGAGTAGTTCAGAGGGTCGTACTCGGCGAACGCCTCGTTCAGAGCAGTGCGGAAGTTGCGGTCGACCAGGTTCGACTGGATTCCCTCGAACGTTTTGTAGTCGAGGAACACCTGCATGGCCTCATCGGTCTTCAGCTGCCACTGAATGGACGCATCGACCGTGGCGCGGGAGTTATTGCCCAGGCGGACAGAGATGGAGCTGTCACCGGCGTAGACATCGTTCTGGACAGAGCCGTCAAGCTTCTCGACCTTCTCCCACGGTGCTTTCGCGTGGAATCCGTTGCCGACCACGCCGGTCGGCTTGCCGAGAGCGACTTTCACGCCCACGGTGCGCGGCTGGACGACGGTGGTGCTGCCAACAGCACCAACGATGACACCCACGGCCAATAAGGCCGCTCCGACACCCTTGGCGATACGTTTCTCGTCGCTGCGGTCAGTCAGCTTGCTGCCGGCAAGAACGAGGAGCCCGATGATCAGCAGGGCTCCAATCAGGATCGTCATGAACATAAGATCTCTCTTTCAGGTAGGTTGATTCGCTTCGTTGAAGTACTGGCCGACCTCGAGCTCATGCCAGAGCTCTTCATCCACGCACAGGGCCTCGGTGGTCTGCCGTGGCGTGTCGACCTCGAGCTTGTAGCACTCTGGCGTGTACTGGGTGATCGGGCACTGCATCTTGCCGCACGGAATGAACATGATCGTGCTGTGTGCAGGCTCGACGGTCTTCTTATAGATGAAGCCCTCCACCGGGACGCTTGAGCACCCGGCAAGGGCTAGTGTTGCTATGAGCACCGCGGCTGCGGCGATTTTCTTCATGGCTATTCCTTTATGAGCCGTCCTCCCTGTATTCGGGCGGGTATCCGGCCTCTTCGTCTGTGTATCCGTCCTCGGCGTGGGTGACAGGCACCTCGGACATGCCAAGGATCCGAGCGATGAGCAGGCGGTGGTGCCCGTTCCATACCCGGCCGTCATTGCCGAGCAGGATCGGCAGCTTCATGCCGTTCTTCTCGATGTCGATCAGCAGGGCGCCGGTGTGATTGTTGTCGAAGTCGATGATCCAGCGGAACTCTTCAGCCCAGGTGTTGGTCTCTTCGCCGGGGGTGAAGTTCTCTTGGATGTAGTCGACGCTCAGCGTGTCGGTCACTCGACCACCCCGAAGCAGATCGGGCCGTAGCTGTCGACGTATGTCCCGCCGGCTTCAACGCAGGCGATTCGCTCGCGCTCATCGGCGTCGCGTGAATGCATCGAGCCGACCGTGATGCCGGCAACGATCGCCGCCACGGCCAATAAGCCACAGATGACACCGATAGCGGCCAGAGTGTTGTTCTTCATGAGTTCCCTTTCGTCGCCTTCCAGGCGTCGTGTGTGACCGGATAGTTCTCTCCGAGGATCTTCCTGACCCCACCAGCCGCTTCCTGGATCTCGAACTGCGCGTGCGGGTCATCCCGCTGGTCGAGGAAGTGCAGCCAGGAGCGGAGCGATCCCGTCATCCACAGCTGCGTGAACAGCGAGGTCGGCAGAACCGACCGGGCCACCTCGTCGCAGATGCCGAGGTTGATCATGTACTGGTATGAGTCCCAGGATTGCTTGGCGTTCGACTTGATGATCGCGGCGGTGATCTTCCTCTGGAGGGCGGTGCCCTCCTCGCGTCGGTAGTCGAGAGCCTTGCCGACCTGCACCAGCGGGCGCAGCGGATCCGGGACGAAGAACTTCGGTGCCGCCTCCGAGTAGCGAAGGCTCTTCACGCTGAAGCTGAAGCTCTTGTGCCGCACCAGCTGGTCGCGCACGAACATGGGCACATCGAACGCAATGGTCATGCCCGATGACTCGAACGGGGAGTAATGCCCGTCTCGCCACAGTGCCTTGACCAGGCCGGCGATCTTCTCCCGGTCGTTGTCGAGGCCGAGGGTGGAGACTCGGGCGGACTGGGCGACCTTTCGGTCGGATCCCCATGCTTCGATCAGCTCCACCCCCATGTGAGGACTAAACTCGATATTGGTCATTCGTCCCTCTCCGCTCAGATGCGCTCGAACTGGGTGATAGTCACCTGCTTGGGGCGGACTTCGTAGAACGCGCCGTCCCAGTCGTAGCCGTAGTGCGAGGCGTAGTAGCCGTCCTTGCGGAAGTACTGCGAGCCGATCTGGAACGTGATCGAGGCGTTGGATCCTTCGTCCATGCCGCCGGTCTGCTCGGCGATCGACACCTCGGTGGGAACTCCGCGCAAAAGGAACGGTACGTCGATCTTCTCGTAGTCCCAGGAGTTGGCCGCGTTCTCCTTGAGTACCATGCGCCCCTGCTCGTCCTCCTTGAACTTCCAGGTGCTCGGGCCGTCGTAGAAGATCTCGTCGAGGCCGTCGCCCAGCTTGTCCTGGTGGGCCTCGAATGCTTCGAGGACTTCTTCGGCGGTGTAGATCGGGTTCATGCTGCTGTTTCCTTTTCTTCGAGTGGGATCAGCCGGTCGGCGTGATCCAGATGGCGCTGGACATAGTTGATGTCCGGCTTCATGAGCAGGTCGAGGTGGCGCATCAGGAACAGTGCCCACTCGCCTTTGAACAATGAGGTAGCAGTGCGGCGCACTGCCCAGTGGTAGGCCCAGCGCGGCGACACGTCGTAGTCACGCGGGATGACGATGCGCTCCAGCGCGGTCGCGTAGATCTCTTCGCGCACCAGCTTGATCTGTGTGTCGAAGTCCATCGCCCAGAACTTCTTGTTGTCCACCGCTACGTCCGAGCCATCCCGCAGGATCTGCTCGAACAGTGGTCGGTCGTAGTAGGCGACGGAGTGGTGGAGGCTGTCGTGGTCGTACTTCCTGACCACCGCATCATCGAAGAACATCGAAGCGTTCTGCTCCAGGTTCGTCGGGTTCCGCTTGTACCGTTCCTTCCAGATCGGCAGCAGGATGTCGTAGAGTTCGCGGATGAACTTCGCACCCTTGCGCTCCAGGAAGATGATGTCCGCGGCGTGCTTGTCCCACGACTCAGGCCCGTTGATCTCCCAGAACGAGTGAGAGATCTTCATGGTGTAGAGCTCGTCGGGGGTGGCGATCATCCCCCAGTCCCACGCTGCTAGTCGCGGGTCGACGAAGATGTCCAGCCGATCCTCACGAATCGGATGCTTGCCATCGTGCGGGATGGGGGAGTGGTAGTCCCAGTCCGCTTTCGGATCATCCCTCGCGTCGTTGAACCAGTGCCGCATGGCGCGGCCACCGATGAGTGTGAGCATGTGCGTCCTTTCTCCTACGCTGCTACCGCTCGACCGAACAGCCAGTCGAACGAGTGCCACTCGAATAGGTCGAAGTCGATGCAGTCATCGCACTGCCTGCGGAACGACGTGGCCGAGACCTGCATGTTGATGCCGCACCGATCGCATGATCGGTAGTCGGTCAAGTAGAACCCGAGGTCGGGCGAGTATTTGATCATGCTCTCGCCTGCCTCCGCGCTCGTTGGATCGTTGTCCGGGAGCAGTCCAGGATCAGGGCCGCATCCATCACGGTCTCCCTGCCGGACGTGGCAATCTCCCACTCCTCCTCAGTCCACTCAGCCAGCGGCTTGCTTCGCTTCCTGGCGGTCGCGTCGGCATCCCGGCGCTCCGCGATCCAGTCGAGGACTGCTTCTCGGTGCTCGTTCATGCACTCACGTCCGAGTATTCGACCTGCGCCTCAGCTTCAGGCTGCATGGACATGATGACCTCGCCGTCGCCGGCGAGCTGCCATGCGTCGGTCATCCGTGAGGACAGTTCCTCGGCGGGGATGTTGTTCATGCTCCCGCTCGTGCGCTTGTCTGGGTTCACCCAGTGCAACCGGTATCGCTTCATGTTTCTCCTTGAAAGTGATTTGGATTCGGCCAACAAAAAGACGCACAGCTCGGTGTCTGTGCGTCAGATAGCTGGTCGAGGTCAGTCGTCGGAAGACTGCTCGCGTACTCGGTCGATCAGGACTCCGGCGAGGACGTACTGCATCGCAGCACCCGAACCGAACTGCTCGATCTTCTCGATGATCGCCTCCGGCAGGTCTTCCACGACGCTCTCGTCCTCCATCAAGAACTCCATGAACATCGCAGCAGTGACAGCGCGAGTGCGTGCGGTCGTGATTGCGACCAGGTTCGCTTCGCGGTTGGTCAGGTCGATGCCCTCGCTGTCCAGGAACTCGGTCATGGTCGGCATGTCGGAGACGGACGTGGCGGTAGATGTAGCGGTCATTCGTTTCTCGTTTCTGTTGGGTGGTGCAACAAACGCCACGACGGTTGCCGTGGCGCGGGTGGTGCTGTTCGTGGGTGGTGGTGCTAGATCTCCACCATCTTCTCGGGGTGCTCCCGTCCGTAGCGGGGGAGCAGGTCGTTCTCCAGCTCGATGGCATCGGCGGCTCGGCGGCGCAGCGTCATCATCGCCGCGTACCGTTCGGCCTTGTCGTCGCTGTATGCCCAGGCGATGACCAGCTCGTCGCTGGACCAGCCCTGCATCTCGTCCATCAATAAGCGTGCGTCGGACATCATGCCCATGCTCAGTCCTCTTCGATCATCTTGAACGGCTTGTGCTGAATCCCGTTCTCGACCTGGATCCAGTGAGTCTCAAATTCGCGGTCGCTCATGTCGGTGGTGTCCACAACCTCTTTCAGCCTGCTCATTTCGAGCACGCCGTCGCTCAGCTTCCAGCCTTGGCCCAGCTCAAAGGCTTTGAGCTGCGATGATCTGCTCATGTCTTAGACCCTCTCCGCTCTCTTGTGCTCCAGGTACAGCGGGTGATGCTCGTCGTCTTCTTCGAAGTCGCTCGTGGCGTGGGCATCCATGACACCCTCAGCCACATCGAACGCACCCACCGCACTGAACAGTGCGATCAGGGGAGTGGCTTCACCGCAGCTCATGTTTGCGAAGATCTCTGTCTGCTCGAACGGCATCGACACCGACCATGCAGCAGCGAGGTCTCTCGCGCAGTCTGCGATGTATCGGTTGAGGCTGTTCTCTTCGTTGTCCATCGTGACCATGCTGCTCAACCCTTCTGCGCTTCGATGATTGCCGTGTTGGCATAGGTGATAGCGGCATCAATCTCTGCCGCCTGCTGCTCTTGACTCTCGGCCGATTCGTCATCCCCGAACCCCCGGGATGCCGGGGCGATGTGGCCGTCAAGTTCGCATGACCACTCGTTGGCCGCGTCGATCAGCGTCCACAGCTTGTCAATGCTGATGGATACCGTCCTGCTCATGTCAGATCACTACCTCTTCGTCGTAGCCGTGGCGTGCCACTCGCACGTCATCGTTGTGTGGCATCACATGCACCACGTAGCTACCCGTCACCGGGTCTTTGGAGACATGCACGGTCGCGACCGTGGCACTCTCGTCGTTGTCGAAATCGACCTTGCCGATGTCATCGGGATCGCCGTGCTTCATGGTGTCTTTCACCTCGAAGCGGTCCTTCTGCCAGGGCATCGGCTGCGCTCGTTCACCCGTGTCATACGGGGTGGGCTGCGGCGGTGCGGGGCGTGGCCCGGGGAGATTCGCTCGGTTAAGTCTCTTGGTGACGCTCATATCTCTCGTCCCTCTCAGAAGAAGAGGCCATGCAGTGAAAGCATGGCCGTGATGATGATGGAATCTTCTTCGATTCCGGTTAACGCGTAACCGGGATAGTCACCGGTTAGCAGCGTGTAGATGATGCCGAACATCATTGACTCAGTTCCCAGCGACCGATGGTGTTGCCGTTCGCGTCAAACACCCGTCCGCGAGTTGCACCCAGGCGGACCATCACTTCGAGGTCAGCTTCGGCTATCACGTCCGCGACGGCTTCAGCATCCACCTGCCCGTCATCGTCTACTAGTGCAGCATTGTCGGTTTCAAATTCGAGCTTGAACATGTTCCTCAGTCCTCCATTCCGATGTTGTTGCCGTGCTCGTCCACCGGCACGAAGATCTCGATGTGATCGAGTGCGTCGTTGTATGAGAACACTCCGACGCTCTCGTAGAGCGTGTCGGTGCCCAGGTCTTCGAACGGGTCGCCGACGTTGACGATTACCTGCACGTCTCCGGGCACGTCTTCGAGTGCTGCCCTCAGTTCATCTACAGTCACGACTCAGGCCCCAATCTCTTCGGGCCATGCCTCAATCTCCACTCCGTCATCGAAGCGGATAACGTGCATCGGCAGGACTTCGGGGTCGTGCGCATCATCCGGCTCACTGATCTCCCGAACATGGGTGAAACTCTGCCCATTCCGCTCGGCGTACTCATCGTAGGGACTCTCAAAAGTTGCTCTCATGTTCCTCAGTCCTCTTCCATTTCGTCGAAGTCACGGCCCACCGCACTCGCGATGGTTGCGATCATTTCGAACGTGTCGCTGCTCCACTCGGTGCCGTTCATCAGCGCGTAAACCAGGTGCCCGAACTGCATGGCCTGGTCGTTGCTCAGCTTGCTCGACCCCTCGATCTCTCGCACTGTCACGTCGCGGTCGGGGTAGTAGTCATCGAGCTTCGCCGCGTACCGCTCAGCGGCGGCGAGGTTGTCGAATGATTCGTCCGGCACGTCACCGGCCCACACTTGATATGCCATGTCTCTCTCGTCTCTCTGATTGATCGGTACTCGACGGCCCACCGCATGAGCGGTGAGCCACCGGGCGCAAGCCAATCAGCCGGTCAGTCGGTCAAGCTCGTCCTGGTCTGCATTCGTCCAGTGCCGCACCACTTCCGGTCGGTGTCCGTACAGCTGGATGCAGACGTTCCGCGCCTCGTTCATGTCTCGGGCGTGGATGTAATGTCCATCCACCCAGAACTCAGTCGCGCTCACTCCAGCCCCTCCGTCGTGATGCCCTCACGCTCCAGTGCCGTGCAATGCAGGGCGATCATCTTCGCCCGTCCGTACCGCTTCGCCGGTGTGTCCGGCGCGGCAAGGAACTGTTTGTGCCCGACGCTGAACACCCGGCGCACGAACATCCCGCCCGGCTCGGTCGATGCCTCAACCGCGTCCGTCGCGATCGAACGGTAGGTGTACTCGGGCCGACCCCACAGCTCGGCCTTGCCGTGGTGCGTGGTGCGCACCTCGTTGAACGTGCCGACGATGCTCCCCTCCGGGTGAGCCAGCCCCTCACCCGGGCCTACCACTCGGCGGCTCACCATCACGAACGTCTCGACACTCCGGTCGGTGCCACTCGGCAGGTCATGGCACACATCACCCGGCTTGCCGTGCTCGATCAGCTCGCCCAGGTTGCGGTGGACAGTCGGTGCTTCGGTTGTTGCGGTCATGCTCGTCTCCCTCAGTTCAGTGTTCCGTCGCCGTTAATGTCGCCGTAGTCCAGCGCAAACCGTCCCACCCAGTACGGGTCGGACGTGGCATACCCCGCTTCGCACGCATCCTCGCCGTGCGCGGCGAGCATCTTGTCTCCCAGCTCGATGAAGCTCAGCACGTCACTCGGCCCTCTCGTTCGGTGGGGTGCAGTAGCCCTGCTCGATCAGGCTCATGGCCGCTCGGCCATAGCTCCCTTGCAGGCTCCACGCCATGCCGGTGTCGATCAGGTACTGGAACCCCTCGATCACCTCGTCCTGCGTGAGGTCATCGGCCTCACCCTCCAGGCGCATGATGAACCCGACCACATCGAACTCGGTGTCAGTTGCTACAGCCATGTCTCAGAACCCTCCAGTCACAGCGGCGCACGCATTCCGCGCCTTGTTGAACCGCTTCTTCGCCGCGACGGTGCGCTCACCGCCGTTGATGAACTCGTCGGCATGGAGCACCGCACCAGCGCACTTGTTCATCTGCGATTGTGTGTACTTCGGCTTAGCCGACCCCAGCCCAGGCGCAGCACTCGCGGCTCCCGCCGCGACGCTCATTCCGATAACGGTGCCAACCGCCGCGCTCACGATGATTGTCATGGTCTTGTTCATATGTCTCATTCCTCAGTAAAGATCGGTGGCATCGGACGTGCCGTACTTGTCGGTGTATTCCTCCAGCGATGCACCGGCGATGTGATAGGCGGACAGCATGTAGAACGGCACATCATCCGTCTCGACCGTCACTCCCGGGCGGCACTTCTCCACGAACGTGTACGCCATGTCAGCGCGTGCCCCCTGGAGCATCCGGGCTAGGTCGATCGCTTCGACCGCACTGTCAGGCACGCCGACAATGAGTGCGGTGATGCGCCCGTTCTCAGGGTGGTCAACACCCAGCGTCACGTAGTAGCTCGTCTTGCCAGCGGCGCAGTCGGGGCACCTCGGCCCCGGGCGGAACGTTGTCGTGTCCATGTCCCTCAGTCCTCCGTTAGGTGTATTGCTATGTCGAATGCGAACGCGCCGATAGCGGCCATGAGTACGGCGATCATGCGGTGAAGTCCTCGCTCGTCCGATGCATGTAGGACTCAATCGCGCTCAGTGCCGCATGGAACGCGACACTGGATAGTTCGCTGTCACCTTGGCCGTACATGGTCGCCATGTCCTTGGCGATCTGATTCTTGATTGGTGCCTTAGCCACGCTCGTCTCGTCTCTCTCGTTGCAATTCCATGACCGGGCACCGGGATGGAGTCGGCTGGTCGATACCAGCGCGGCTCAGGTGCCACCGATGCCCGATCAAAGCTCTGCAATCGCTCGTTACAGTCGGTACGGGCAACCCCACCCGTCCGCTCCACCTGGGCGCAGACTCCATGCCGCGTCCAGCACGTCAATCCAGGCGAACACGTCAACCAGGGTGGCTACCCGATCAGGCGCACGCCGCGCCACGATGTACCCGCTCATGCGCTCACCGTCAGGCACTCGGCACCGTGGAACCGCACCGGTGCCAGGTGTCCCCACGCATCCCGCACCCGGGCGGTGAGCATTCCGTGCGTGCCGTGCGCCACGTCCTCGACTCGGACGTAGACGTTCTCGAATGCCAGGTGCATCCCTGCCCTCAGCTGATCAGCGGTGATCGGCATTGCTCTCCCTCTCAATCTCGTTCCAGATGCGCATGACGTTCTCGTCTGCATAGGTGTCTCTCGGTGAGCCGTCCTCATACGGCTCATGCTTGCCAGTCCGGTCGGATAGTTGACCGTCCCCGGCCAGGTCTGCCACGTACTCCCACGGCGTGAGCAGCTGCTCAATCATGGCGGCATGGTCGCTCGCGTCCAGCTCAATGGCCCAGTCATGCACCGGGTCGGCCAGTACCGGGATGTTGCTCGACTCGACCACCGCAATCGGGTGGTGCATCCACTCGTCGTGATGCCCAATCATCCAGGTGCTCATGGCTCAGTCCTCACGTTCGCAACACTCATGCCGCTCTTGCTGTTGATCTCATCCACCAGGTCCGCCACGGCGCGGAACATGTCGGCACCCATAGCACCGTGCGGTCCACCGTCAACCTCAATTTCCAGGTTCACAATCATCATGTTCCTCAGTCCTCCCCAATGACTCTCATGAGTCGGTCCAGAATGTCCCCGGCATCATCTGCCACCATCTCCGGGACGTACTTCACCATCTCGTCCACCGCCGCATGGGTGGGCACCGGCTCATCCCGGGCCAGCATGTCGAACTGTGCCCACTCCAGCGTGTCTTTCACCAGCTCTTGCAGTAGCTCGTCCACACGTTTGCGGGTATCCAGGCGGTCCAGGTATGTCACCCAGTCCCCATCCCTGCTCTCGTCCCAATCAGGGTGGTTCGCGAGGAAGTACTTAGGGCGACCGGTGGCCGAGTCCATGTAGCCGTCGTACCAGGCGGTCGGCTCTCCCCGGGCATCCGCACGTTCCAGTGCCGTCTCGGATCCGCGCCGCTCAGCATCCCAGCCGCGCCGGTAGTCATCGTTGCTGTAGCCGCGGTTCATGCCGCCACCCGCTTCGGCTGGGGAACGGTGATGCACTCACGGTTCACCCGGTCATAGATCGCCAGCTCTCCGCGCTCCATTGCTACTCCGATGGAGTAGGGGATGCCGTAGCAGATGTTCGCCGCGTCCACGTAGACCAGCCCACCGTCTACCCACACGCCCAGCGTGTCGATAGTGACCCCGGCATCCTCCGCAGACTTGAGCAGTCGCGTGATCGCATAGAACGCTTCGCGCCCATCGAACTGATCGACCGGGATGACCACCTCCGGGACGGCACCGCCGACCACGTAGCCGTTCACGTTCTCATGTGTGAACTGGAGGAAGTGCGCCGTGGCACCGTCCCCGGCCTTGACCGCTTCGACAAACCTCCGCGCCGTGCGGTGGATGTTATCGACACTCCATGCGTCGCCGTGCAAGAACTCCATTGCTCATGTCCTCTCAGGTGTACCGTAGCCGCGCTACGCTTCATGTTCTAACGCCTATCCAGGCAATCCCGGGCACCGATTCCTCACCGATGCCCAGGGAGCCCCTACAGACTTGGATGCGGGACTGGCAACAACTCATTGCCTTGCCAGCGGTTCATATCTCTCACCCCTAACGTTGCTTGGTCGAACTCTCGATCTTGGTATCTAGGCGCAGGACACTACGCCGTCAACAAGGAATCGTTATTCCAGTACCCGTACTTCACTCGTCCTCTTCTCCCTCTTCCTCGACCTCTTCGGCCAGGTTAATGAACACCGCTTCGACCGCTCGTTTGGTGTCCCAGAACACCGCGTTATACAGCTCGTTCAGGCTGGATGCCGGTTCGCCGTACATGTCCGCGATGTAGTTGAAGCAATCGTCAATCCCAGCGCGGCAGACGGCGCGTTCCTGGTCTGCGGTGTAGACTTCCTCGGTCGGCATCCACTCGTCCAGACCGCTCCGCACGTCCTCGGCGGACTCAATATCCCAGTAGTCCGACTTGATGTTCTCGATCACATCGTCCACCGCTCGGCGCAGCTCGTCGCCGTGGTTCAGCTCGGCGTAGTCCTCCGCTTGCCTATCCAGGCATGAGTAGAACACCGTGTCGGTGCGCTCGTTCTCGTCAATCTTGTTGATCAAGCGAGTCTTGAAGTTGGGCGTAAACTCTGACATGACATCCTCCGATGTTCCGTAGCCGTGCTACGTTTGACAATTTGGGTGGTGCAGGGACTGATAAGTCCAAGCCCGACCACGGCAGAGCCGTGAGCAGGGGAGAGCTATCAATCCCAGTTGCGAGCAATCTTCCATGCGTGCATGTCTGGATTCTCGTGAAGCTTCTTGATCATCACATCGTGGGAACGGCGGTCAACGTCCACACGCTTCCCGTCCACGAATACGTTGAAGAACAGTCGGGTGATGACTCCACCCTCTTCGTCTCCCGCCATGAGGAACCGCTCGCCGTTAACATGCACTATCCACACGTAGTGGCCCGGGCAGTATCCCTCAGGCGTGTACCTGTCCAGGTGGTCGGTGTTCAAGCCGTGACGCTTTGCGAACACCGCGTTGCTAGGTGTCATCGTTTCCATGTCTATCTCCAGTTCTCAGGTGTAGTTGATGACGCAACCGACAATGGCCGCGACGATGAAGAACGCGGCGACGGTGTGCCCCGCGAAGATTGCTATGTTAGTGAGCTTTTCCATGCTGCTCTCCAATGTTCCGTAGCCGTGCTACGTCTCAGAATTTTAGCGTGTCCGAACTCCCGAGTTGAACGGTATTGCCTAGAACCACTAGGCGAGGTAATCGGCTCAGCCGATATAGGGCCACCCCTACGGACAGTTAAAAGTTTTTGGTGTATCTTGCAACGTAAAGTGTTGCCACCGCTACCGTTTCGGATTCTCCGCCTAACTCCGATCACCACAATCGGAGGTTTACCAGCCTACTTTAGTAACGGCCCTGCGGTGTATCTTCGCACCGCTCGCCTATCTCGTTTGCCCCTGCATTACCAGTTGCTCCACGGTCTAGATAGGTCGCCGCTAGCGTTGTTACGTCACGCTTACCCCATACTTTGGAAACCGACTAAGGCGCGGGGTACGTCCAGGTTCACCCCTGGCGGCTCTATGACTCAAGCGGCAAGCATCCGGGGTTCAGGCAGGGAGTATGCGACTGGACGTTCCGCAGCTCGCGCTACGGCACCCCTAATGGAAGCGGGCTCCAGCTCGGACCATCTACCTAAGTCCCCATTGCTATTTGATTATCAAACCTCTACCAATCACCGACAGCCGAGGAAGCGAAGCTTCGTCGTCCACATCGGGTTGGCGATTTTTTTGAACCGTCGTGGTTACGTGACCAACTGTACCGTAGCCGAGTTACGTCTGTCAAATCGGTGTGTTTTGCGGTACTCCGAGTAGACCCCGCTGCCGTCCGTAACGCGGCGGCTCCGGTGGTTTAGACCGGGTAGACCGTCCGTTACGTGCGGACTGTGAGGATTTACATGCTCGTTTCGCGCCGTTTGACCATTTTCGAGACTTGTTCCCGGGTGATACCGGCGATACCGGCGACCTCCGTATAAGTCCAGCCCTGATCGACCAGCTGAAATATCAGCTCGTTTCTCTGCTCGACTAGTGCGAAATATACATCCCGGGCCTGGAGGGTACTGTCGCCAATGGCGGCAAGTTTCCCTGCAATTTTCCCAGCGTCATTGTTCACGCTCCCACTATACAGTTTTGTGTTACAGCTACCGAACTAGTCGGCATAGGTGTTGCAGGTGTTGCAGGTGTTGCAGGTGCCAGTGGTGACTATGTGCGGACGTTGAACCTTGACCTAAGCCGCGCCGTGTCCTCGCCAATAGGGAGTCCATACATCGCATATGGGCCGTATCTCAGTGACCCTATCCGGTATCCCGCCGAAGCGATTCGAGAAGCGGAAGCTTCCCTGACTGTTCTGGCTCACACATCCGTGGTATCGCGCTCAGTCAGTGACCGGGTGATCTATCCGCACTCCGTCGTGCTGACATGGATCACTCTACGTAACCCGGCTACGGAACACCAATCGAGTAAAAGCCCAGGTCAGAGCCATTGTAGCACGCGCCGTAAGCCGCTGACCTGCGAAAACGTCCGAACCACTACCGCTGAAGTATTTTCAAAAACATCGACGAAACCAACGTTTGCCCAGGTCAGAGGCCCAAAAAAACTTTTCAGCTGCCGTTCTCGGCGTGCAGCTGCACTGGATGGATGGATGCCCGGATGCCCGCGCGTATGGCCAGCACCGCCGGAGATGGCCCTGAGAGCAACAGAATGGGGCCTAGAACGGCCGAACGGGTCCGCTTAGGTCATTCCGTTCATCCGGCTCCGCGTTCGGGGCTCTACGGGGCGCACAGGACGTGCGGCTCCGAGCCGCGCTCGGCTTAGGCTTGCCTCACTTAGGCTCACCTAGCTTAGGTTGCCCTGCCCTGCCTTGACTTCGACGGAATCGGTGCTACCCTTCGCGCGTCACACGCGCGGCCGCGCCACGCGCGTGCCCGGGGGCGCACCCCCGCCCGCCCGCCCGCGGGAGACCGGTAGTGGATAGCAGGAGCGGACGCTCCCGCTTCAAATGCTCGTGGTAGTGAGAACGATTCGCATCAAGCAAACGCGGCGCGGTCAATGCTGGCGAGGGTTCGCGACCCTCGCGGCTGAAACCATTCGGGGGTGGTTCAACTCGATCTAAGCATACTCGCCTGAATATCATGAACATGTGACAAAGCTCACACTTTATGGATGTGATCTACCCGCCCAAATCACACTCTCTAATAAGTGAGAAGGAAACCTAGGGGGGTAAGGGGGGTGAGGAAGGATGAGCTCACTCCGGTTCGCGGCAGCGAACATGCCAGGGCTTGCGCCCTGGACGAAGCCGAAGGCGAGAGTCCAGGTGTTGGGTTTTCGTATAGAGGTTAAGAGGTTCGTCAGAACCTCCTCGTTCCTCGTCGGTTCTTCCTCACAGGCAATGACGGTGAGAGTCAAGGCAAGAGAGCTCCGGCTCCGCCGGCGCTCGATCATTCATCACTAGTCAAGGCAACGCGGAGCGCAGCTCCGCGGTTCTTCTGCAAGCGGCGCGGCTGTTCAGCCGCTTGCTTAGCACGCGCGAGAGCGCGTCCATGTTCTCCCCTCGGTTGAGACGGGTGTTGAGTCACGCGGGTTTCGTTTCCCCGCTCTCCACCCTGGCTCCCGAGGTGGACCCGACTGACCGCGGACAGTCGTTAAGCGTTCCGCGGCAGACTTCCCCGAGCACTACGCCGGCGACCGGAGTGTCGCGTCGGCTACTCGGGGTACAACTTCACCGGCAGGGTATCGCTACGCCCGGATGGTGACAGAAGGACCGGGACAATGGGGTCCCGGTCTGATGCTCGATGGTGTAACTGGAAACATCCTCGGCTCTGACCCGAGAGAGTGCAGGTTCGAACCCTGCTCGAGCAGCGTTGCGGAAGCCCCGGCCAGGGCGACCGCATCAGGAAGTGGCAGAGTGCCGGCAGGGATGCCCCAGATCGTGGGGGCATCCTATGGTAATGCGCTCGTTCAACGGCTCAACGTCGACGGATCCCAAGGCCAATCTGGTGGAGGGATCGCCGCCGGCGATCGAGGTAGCTCTCGTGAGTGGGTCTAGCTTGGCAGCAGGACGAGGCACTGAAGTTCTCAGCGTATGAAGCGATCCTTCAGTCTCGGGCTCATAACCCGGCTTCCACCGCGGACCATTAGCTCAGTTGGCTAGAGCACCCGGCTCTTAACCGGGGGGTCGAAGGTTCGAGCCCTTCATGGTCCACATCACGTCCAGTTCCGCGCTTCGGCGTCCAGGGCTGGACTTCATTCTCACCCTAGCCCTCTCCTGGTCAACGGCGGCAGCCACCGATCATGCATGGCTAGGGGATCACATTGTCCCGGCGCTCACCTCGTGGGTGTCGGGGTTACACGGAGACAAAGCATCCCCGGCGCCACCGGCGACGGCCGGCTGGGATGACAAAGGCCGTGCCTTGGTGACGGATACGTTGCCCAGGCTGATGGAGCGGGTCCATCGTAAAACCCGCGCTTTCCCTGGTAGCTCAACTGGCAGAGCGCCCGACTGTTAATCGGGTGGTTCCTGGTTCAAATCCAGGTCGGGGAGCAATACAAGTGCGAATCAGGTATTCGCCAATTACAACCGAGGGGGTTGCATGGCTCAAGGCTGGTCGGGATCCACCCGACGCGAACGACTCCCCGCCGACTGGAACAGCCGGCGAGCGTACATCTTCGAGCGCGACGGCTATCGCTGCCGTGCGCTGCTGCCGGACGGGCGACGATGCCCGGCCGATGCAACGGATGTGGATCACATCCTCGAGAACGACGACGACTCGTACTCGAATCTCCAGTCGCTGTGCAAGCGACATCACCAGACCAAGACGAGCAGCCACGCCGGCAAGCGATCGGCCCAGGCTCGCAAGGAACGCATACGCCATCCGCGGCGCCGGGAGCCTGAAGCCCACTGGCGCCCCGATAACGAAGGGGGTCCAACCTCCTGATCGAGTAACCCAGGAGGTTGCCATTCCCGCAAAGAAGAAGCGTGCCGAGGAGCGCACCGGTCATCGCACGAAGGCAGAACTAGAGGTTGTGTCGAACGGGCAGATGATGCCGGTCCAGTGGCCGAGAGCCCCGAAGGGCTGGCAGACCACGACGAAGCGACTCTATGACAGCGCCAAGAAGTCCGGCTACGCCCACTGGTATCAGCAGACAGACATCGAGCAGCTGCGGTTCAACCTCGAGCAGGTCGACCTCCAGCTGAAGTCCGGGCGCCCGATGAGCGCCATGATGCTCCAGGTCGTCAATGCCTTGCTGTCCGACCTCGGATTCTCCGAGTCGGCACGACGCAAGGCGAACATCGAGCTGCAGCATCCCGAGGACAACCGCGAGGAAGACGCTCAAGTCACCCACATTGCGGAGTACCGCGACGGCCTCTCGGGCCCCGCGAAGCAGGTGGGATAGTCATGGTCCGCGATTTCAAGTTTGGCGACTGGAATCACAAGGTGCTGGGCAACACATGGCGAGTCAACGATGACGGGACCTGGTATCTTCCCGAGCGCACGCTCGGGTGGGGGATCCTCGGCTGGTGCTCGAGCTACCTGAAGAACGAAGACGGTGAGCAGTGGCGCTTCACGCCCGAGCAAGCCCGCTTCATTCTCTGGTGGTACGCCGTCGACTGCCGCGGGAAGTTCGCGTACCGAACCGGCGTGCTGCAGCGGCTGAAGGGATTCGGCAAGGATCCCGTCGCCGCGGCTCTCGCTCTCGTCGAGATGCTGGGCCCGGTGCGATTCTCCCACTGGGGACCGAACGGTGAAGCTGTCGGCAAGCAGCAGCGCAGCCCCTGGGTGACGGTCAACGCCGTCTCCCAGTCGCAGACGCGCAACACGTCGAACGTCCTGAAGTGGATGGCAAGCCCGAAGCTCATCAAGGAGTTCGATCTCGTCATCGGCGTCGAGCAGGCAGTCGCCCTCGGCGGACGAGCACACATCATCTTCAGCGCCTCCAGCTATCGAGCTGTCGAAGGCAACCGTCCCACCTTCTCCATCCTCAACGAGACCCAGCACTGGGTCGAGGGTAATCACGGCATCCTGATGTTCGAGACTCTTGAGGGCAACCTCACGAAGTCCCCGAACGGGACAGCCCGAATGCTGTCCATCACGAACGCCTACATGCCTGGCGAAGACTCCGTGGCCGAGAGGCAGCGGTTCGCCTACAACGAGCAAGAAGAGCTCAAGCGCATGTTTCCCGACATGCCGATCTACGGCGGCGAGATCTACTACGACTCGCTCGAGGCCGACCCCAAAACCCCCACCGATCCCGAGACGATCATCGAGGTTGCCAAGCACATCAGAGGTGACTCTGTGTGGCTGGATCCCGAGTCGATCGTCGGCTCGTTCATGAACCGCTCGATCGCGGTGTCCCGGAACCGACGCATGTTCTACAACCAGGTCGTCGCGAAAGAGGATGCCCTCTTCGAGGAGGCCGAGTGGGACGAGTGCAGGATCCGCGACAAGGACAAGCAGGACCTGGCGCCGAACACCGAGATCGTTCTCGGCTTCGACGGCGGCAAGACCGACGACGCCACGGCGCTGATTGCCAAGCGGGTCTCTGATGGTGCGATCTTCCCGGTCATGATCTGGGAGCGACCGCCGAAAGAGATCGAACCCGACTGGATCATCAACCGTGAAGAGGTGGACGCCTACGTCCACTTCGCGTTCCGCACGTTCAAGGTCCTCGCCTTCTACGCCGACGTGGCGTTGTGGGAGTCGTATATCGACTCCTGGACGAAGATCTACCGCGATCGCCTGGTCGTCAAAGCCTCAGCCAAATCCCCGATCGGGTGGGACATGCGTGGTGGCATGAAGGCCCTCACGAAGGAGAACGAGTCCGTCATGGACAAGGTGTTCGCCGGCACGTTCCTCCATAACGGCAACCGCGTCCTGCGCAAGCACGCGCTGAATGCGCGGCGCCGGGAGAACAGATTCGGCACCACCTTCGGCAAGGAGTCCCGAGAGTCCCCACTCAAGGTCGACGCCTACGCGGCGATGATCCTGGCCGAGCTCGCCTATCGCGACCTCTCTGAATCGGGTCAGCTCAAGCGCCGCACCGGCCATGTCTACGCCTACTAATCCACAGGAGTCCAATGACTGCCTCATCCACTGAGGAGACCTCGACACTCGAGGAACATCTGGAGCTTCTTCGCAACACTCTCGAGGCCGAACAGGAAGTCACAATGCTCTGTGACGACTACGTTCGGGGCGAGCAGAACGACCCCTACTCACCCGATGAGTACACGGAGGAATACCGTGAGCTGGTCGCTCGAGCGAAGACCAACATCATCCGCATCCCGCCGATCGTTGTCGCCCAGGTCTCGGCTGTCGCCGGCTACCGGCGAGTTGAAGACTACGACGACAACGGCGAGCCGAAGTCGGTTCCGTTCCCGCAGGAATGGAAGGACCTCAAGCGGCAGCGCCTCGGCGTCACCGAGAAGCCGATCTACAACGCGGCCTGCACCTACGGTCAGGCATTCGTGGAGGTCTACCAGGACACCTTCGGCCGTCCGCGGTTCCGCCTGCTCTCGTCGGTCAACACGACCGCGATCTACGAACACGCTGCTGCCGACGAGTTCCCTGTCGCAGCCTACGAGCTGATCCAGCATCCGACCGATGACCTGCAGGGTCTCGCCTACGGCTGGGATGAAGAAGCGAAGTACGACCTGCGCACGAACAAGAAGGGCGAGTGGGAGATCTTCGATGCGATCCCACACAACCTCGGCAGCGCACCGATCGTCCGCTTCCCCTGCTTCCTCGACTCCGAGGGCCGAGCATCCGGCCTCGTCGAGCATCTGATCCCCGGGCAGGACAGGGTAAACCAGTCCGCGCTCGATCTCCTCACCGGTCAGGCTTACACCGGATCCCAGGTCTACACGGCCTCGGGCGTCAAGGGTGAGCCCGTCTTCGATGAGGCCGGCCAGGCCGTCATCGACGAGAACACCGGTGAGCAGGCAGTCCGCCCACTGCAGGTGTCCTCCCGCCGAGTCCTCACTTCCGATGACCCCGGCGCGAAGTTCGGCACCCTCGGGGCCGGCGACCTCCGCTCCCTGATCGAGTCCCTGGGCAACGCCCTGGAGATCTTCGCGATCACGGCTCAGATGTCCCCGTACATCTTCCATCAGGGCAGCTTCGACAACATCTCAGCCGACGCCCTGGCGGCGATCGACGCGCAGTTCCTGCGCCTGACTGGGATGCTTCATGACCAGTGGGCAGAGTCCTGGTGCTCCGTGCTTCGCCTCTTCTCGCGCATCAACAACGAGGAGGGCGGCGCCGAAGCCTACGACTCCGAACTGCGCTGGGCCGACAAGACGATCAAGCCGTTCGCGTCCTACGCAGACGGCATCTCGAAGATCGCCGACCTCGGCATCCCGAAGCGGGGACTGTGGCAGATGGTGCCAGGCACCACCGCCTCGATCCTCCAGCAGTGGGACGAGCTCAAGGGCGAGGACGATGCTTACGGCATCGACCCCGACGATCCTGCCGGCTACGAGCGGGAGATTCGCCAGTCCACCACCTCCAGAGAGGTGAGTGTTGGCGAGTGAAGTTGAAGCAGTAGAGAATGCGTTCCGCTCCGCTCAGGCCCGTCTGGGCCTGGCGGCGGGGCTGATCACCCGCGATGAATGGCTGACTCTCAACCCCGCGAACCCGAGCTCTGGCAGCTACGGAATGATGATGCGCCTGCTGCGAATCATCCTCGGGATTCGATCATTCAGCCGCCGCCTCACGAAGTCCTACTACAGGCTGGCACGCGCCATCGAGACCGGCTACACGCTGGACGAAGACGGCGAGGCCACCACCCTGAACGAACTTCGGGACGAGTTCGAGGCCGACCTCAACAGGGTCATGAACCTCGACTTCGACTGGGAGGACATGACCGCGGAGGAGAAGTACTTCGCGGACGAGGCGAACAACCTTGCCGGCAAGGACAAGGACCAATGGAAACCCGCCGAGCTCGAGGAATCCCTCGAGGACTGGCAGGAGACCAAAGGATCTGACGGCAAGGTCAAGGGCGAGAAGCACAAGTGGACCGACGACCGAATCCAGAGCATCGACGATGCGCTCAAGGGATTCAAGAAGGTCATCGGAGATGCCGGCATCACGGACCTTGAGAACAAGATCAAGACCCTCAAGCGCCGTTACGGCGAGGATCCTGATCGTCTGCTCGCAGAGATCACGAACGAGTTCCTGATCAACCGCGACAAGCTCGCCGGTGTCATCGACAAGTCCGGTATCGACTCAGGCCGTGAGCTGATCGACACCACGGTCGCCAAGGACAAGCGGGCCCGCGCTGTAGCGCGAGGCACCAGGGGATCGCCCTGCCACTTCTGCGCCATGCTCGCCAGCCGTGGATTCGTCTACGCCTCCGAGCGGATGGCCCTGGCCGGCTGGCATCCGAACTGTCACTGCTACGCGATCGTGCGCTGGAGCGACAGCTCCGAGCTGCCCGAGCGAAACGAATACTACGCCCGCATGTGGGACGACGTAACGAAGGACCACACCGGCCAGGAAAAGGCCAAAGCGTGGCGCCGCTGGATCACTGCCCAGCGAAACAAGACCAACTCTTAACAACCTCCAGGAGGGGTTTTCCGTATGGCAGATACCGAGACCAACAACGGCCAGGAGCCGCAGGTCGACGAGAAAACTGCAAGTGCCCAGAACGCCCAGGAAGGCGCCAACGATAAGCCTGTGGGCAACGAGCCCACCGAGCCTGTTTCGTCGGCTCCCGAGGGCAGCGACGAGCTGCCTGACTGGGCTCGCAAGCAACTCAAGAAGGCCCGCGACGAAGCTGCGTCATACCGCGTGCAGCTGCGCGAAGTCGAAGAGAAGTTCAAGGGCGCGAAGACCGATGCCGAACTCGAGGAGCAGCTGAAGCCGCTCCAGGACAAGCTCACCGCCCAGGCGGAAGCGAACGCCGAGCTCGAGCGTCAGCTGATCATCCGTGACTACGGCCTCGATAAGGACCTGGCCGAGTTCGTCACCGGTGAGAACGCCGAGGAATGGGAGACGAAGGCCAAGGCCCTCGCCGAACGCCTCGGTGCATCCAACAGTGAGAAGCGGTTCGGCCCCGGGCGCCCGCCCGCCGGCCGGTTCGGCAATGAGCAGCGGGTCGAAGCCGACCCGAAGAAGACGGCTCAGTCCGTCTACTCCCGCTACCGCGACTGACATCCAATCCCTCTAACAGGAGATTCATTTGGGCTACATCGAACACACCACCGTCAAGCCGCAGACCATCGCGGACACCGGTGTCGAAATCCTCAAGCTGCGCTCCGTGGCTTCCAACCTCGTCACCCGCCAGGGCTTCGAGAAGTTCACCGGCCAGGAAGGCGACACGATCAACGTGCGCGTCAAGGGCTCGCTGCCTGTGCGGAACTACGCATGGCGCAACGATCGCAGCCAGCCGCTGATCACCGACACGATCAAGGACACGATCGTGCCGATCAAGGTCGAGCTCGATCGCAACTACAACGGCGTGAAGCTCATCGACGAAGCGAAGCTCTTCGACTGGGAAGGGTCCTGGGGCGACATCTTCGAGCGTCAGACCGACGCTCTCGTCAACTACAACGAGGCGAAGATCGTCCAGCAGGTCATCAACGCTCCCTACGAGGTTGTCCGCAACATCAACATCTCGGAGACCGAGACCAAGAAGCAGATCAGCCTCAACCGGGACTCGATCTTCAACGCCTTCGTTGACGCCAAGGCTGACCTGAAGAAGCTGCGTGCCCCCGGCACCGGCTACGTCTGCCTCGCCGGCTCGACCTTCGTGGCCGAGCTGCAGAAGAACCAGAAGCTCGTCACCGCCGAAGGCAACGGCGACTCGGCTCTCTCGTCTGCGACTGTCGGCACCATCGCCGGCGTGACCGTCGTTGAGGATCCGCTGGTCCCCGAAGACGAAGCTCACATCTTCACGAAGACCGCGTTCATCTTCTACAACGCGGCTCCGATCGTCCCGTCCTCGGTGCCCTACGGCGCCGCTGCTGCTGCCGGGGGCTTCGCCCTCCGCTGGCTGATGGACTACGACACCAGCTTCGCGACTGACCGTTCGCTGTTCGACACCTTCGTTGGCTACGACTACACGAAGGACTTCATCGAGATCCAGGACGAACTCGGTCGTCCGCACGTCTCCGAAGAGTCGTTCTTCACCCGCGGCGTGAAGCTCAAGCTCGTCACCGCGGCCACCGCCGACAAGCTCCCGGGCAACGGCAACTCCGACACCCCGGGCGGCAACCCCGAGTCGTACCTGGCTCTGGCCTACAACAAGAAGAACATCACCGCTTCCGACCTCGGTGTCGGACAGCCTTTCCCGGGCGTTCTGAACGTCCCCGGCGTGATGAAGGCCGACGCTGAGGCTCCCGTCGAAGGCGCCTGATCTCCCCCTCTAGTGGCAGGAGCTACATGAATCCAGAACCCCTTTCAAGGGTGGAGGATGTTGCCGCTAAGACGGGTGAGCTGATCGAGTCCGAGCAGGATGTCGCTCTCGCCAACGCCATGATCGAAGCTGCCTCCGCGCAGGTTCGACTCTACGGGCAGGCGTGGCCGACCAAGGCCGACGCCCCGCACATTGCTCTGGTGATCACCACCGCAGCAGCCGCTCGCGGCTACCTGAACCCATCAGGCTATTCGATGGAGCGGTCAGACTCCGTGACCCTGCAGCGTGCAGACATGTATGCCGCGGACGTGGAGCTGACCCCCAATGAGAAGTCGATGCTCAGGCAGGCCGCGGGCGGCGTGTCGACCGTCTCGTCGATCCCGATCACCCTCGGTCAGGAACGCTTCGTTCCTCGATCGAAGGGGCGTGGTCGTTCCCCTTTCGGGTTCGCTCGTCGTCAGCAGGAATCCGCCGTGGCCGTTAATGACGGCAACGAGACTCCCTTCCAGTTCTTCTCCGAAGAGGACCCCCAGTGGGGGACTCCGATGGAAGGGGGTAGCTGATGGCGAGATCACGCCTTGTCGATAGAGGCAGTGAGGAAGTCACGATCATCCCGAGCCGCCTGGTACACGACTCCGACGATAACCCGATCAGGGTCGCCGGCACCGAGTCATACACCAGGCGCGTGACGGTGGCTGAGGATCGGCAGTCAGACGCCGAGCTCCCCGGCCAGGTGTCGAACAAGATCGTTCGACTCACCCTGAGAGACGCCCCGGGGCTGGACTCCTATGCGGAGGTCTGGTTCCGAGGTGAGCAGTGGGACCTGGCGAATCCACCTCACTTCTCGAACGGCGTCTCGCGTGCAATCAAGCACGTCGAGATCTCGCTGCGCTCGAGGAACAAGATGCCGCGAGGAGTGGTCGATGGTTAACATCCAGTGGTACTACGCCCGGACTGGCCCCGGCCAGGTGGCCGAGATCGCGTCCTACACGGTCCCGGTCGACGCCAAGCTCTCCGCGGAAGCGCATCGCATCGCTGCGAACGCCAGGGCAATCCTCAGCTCAGAGCCGAAGATCCGAACCGGCGCCTCCCAGGTCAAGGTCGAGAAGCACGATCTCGACTACCACGTCCTCCTGGACGACAGTGCAGGCGAGGGCAAGGGCGGCGCAGCCGGTATCGAGATGCGCTTCGGCGTACTGGGGAGGTCCGTGTGACCGACCAGCTTTATCCCGCATTCGGCCCAGTCCATCGGCTGGGCCTTGGCATTGTCCGCGACTGGTTCGCCGGCGTTAAGGATGAGGGTCGCCCCGTCACTATCGGCTCGAGGATCCCTTCGGATCTCAGCGAGAAGATGCCGTTCGTCATGGTCCGCGCAGACCGCCGCTCCGGCATGGAGTCGGCGATGTCCCGCGATGAGCGATTCCTCAAGGCCACGAAGATCTCGGTCGAGACATTCACCACCGGACTCAACGCAGAGAACGACGGCTACGACATTCAGGAGTCGATCCGGCTTGCCTTCTGGCAGGCATGGCGCGAGCAGAAGGTCGTCGATGACGCGGGAAGCATCTCGCGGATCGTGGCCTCCACTGAGGCCGCGCTCGTCTCCGACTACGCAACCTCCACCGGCGTCGTTCAGTACGCCTCCCTCCCGAAGGGTGCAGCCAGGACCGAGGCAATCTACCAGGTCCTCGTCCGTCCGCCTGCTCAGGCAACCCTCACGAACCCCTTCATACCCCAGATAGCTAGGAGCTAGTTTGGCACTCAACAATGATGCAGTCGTCAAGGTATCGACTGCCCACTTCTTCACCGCCCCTGTCGGAACTCCGCTGCCCACCGGCGGCGTCGTCAACACTCCGTGGGAAGAGATGGGCCACACCCCCGTCTCTGACATTCTCTCGATCACCTTCGAGGGTGGCGAAGCCACCACGCTGGGATCCCTCCAGAACTCGGAGCTTCGCACCGCTCGCTCGCCGCGCACGGCGACGATGAACATGTCGCTTCTGCAGTGGGATACCCCCGGCAAGAAGCTGTTCCTCGGCGCGAACGCGATGGTCGACTCGGAAGGTCGCGTGGGTCCGGCTGCGAACCCGACCCCCACCGAAACCGCGGTCTACATCCTCGTTGAGGATGGCGACAACTACATGGATCTGGTGCTGCCGAAGGCCGAGATCATCGGCTCCGGCGACCTCTCCCTGGCTGACACCGAATCGCTTGCGGCCCTGCCGCTGGCGATCACGCCTCTGCGCAAGGACGAGAGCACCGCTCCGTTCTACGTCGGTGACATGAAGCCGAAGGCTGAGCCCGAAGAGGGCTGATCCTCGGGCCTGACGGCCCCTAATACCTCCCCCGCCTCTGTTCATTGGGTCTTTCAGAGGCGGGGGACTCCACCCCACAAAGACCCGGATACACAAGGAGAAGACCCAACATGAAACTTTCAGACGCACAGGCAGCAGCCGACAAGAAGTACGCCCCTCTCGGTGTCGAGCTCGACGATCGCACCGTCGTGATGCGAACCCCCGTTCGCCTCTCCAAGGATGAGCGGAAGAAGCTCGTGGCCGCAACGAAGGCCGAGGATGCGGACGATCCGATCGACACGATCGAGGCCGCGTTCCGCGTTGTCATCTCCAAGAAGGACGATGCCGACGCCCTGATCAAGGCCATCGGCGGCGACCTCGGAGTCGCCCTCGAAATCTTCAAGGCTTTCAGCGAGGAGTCGCAGCTGGGGGAAGCCTCCAGCTCGGAGAACTAATAGACGAACATGCCGGGGAGCTGTATGCCGATTTCCATTCAGAGTATGGATTGAATCTCATTGAGATCATCGCTGATTGGGATGAACCCGAGTCCAAGGATGGACCGGGGAGGTACTACAGCCCCCGGCTTTTGTTGTCTCTAATCTCCGAGCTCTCGCTCGATTCACGGTTCGCCGCGGCCAAGCGGCCAGGCGATTACCACGAGTGGCGCATGTGGGCGTCCCGCACTTTCCAGGCTCAGATGCTCGCCGGCCTCTTCAACTGGCAGCAGATCCACGCGATCGGAGCGCTCAACTGGGGCGACAAGCCGCCAGAGTTCCAGCCCATGCTCGATCCGAGCAACGCGGCGAAGGAGCCTGAGAAGCCAGAAGAGATGTCGCTGTCTGAAATCTCCCAAAGAATCGCCGCCCAATGGCGGGGGTAGGTAGGCATATGTGGCACTAAAACTTATCGGCGCCGTAGGCGTCAAGGTCAGGCCGGAGGCCGAGGACTTCAGAGATGAGGCCGAGCGTCAGCTCAAGCGCCAGCTGAAGGACGGCTATGACATCCCGGCCGAGATCAAGCCCGAGCTGAATCGGGAAAAGCTCAAGCAGGAGCTTGAGAAGCACAAGCAGCAGATGCGTCGTGACCTCGAAGGCATGACGAAGAATCTGCAGATCGACATCCCCGAGGTCCAGTCGGGGAAGTTCACCCAGTCCACGCAGAAGATCCTCAAGGAACACAAGAGGGTCAACGACGAGCTGCAGAAGATCACCGAGAAGTCGGTGGAGGAGCGGCTCAAGGCTGAAGCCAGGTTCTACGACACGTCCTTCGAGTCGACCTCCGGCCTGAAGGGCCGTCGTGCGATTGTCGCTGCGGCTGAGGAGTTCCGCAAGGCCGCGGAGCAGGTCTCCCGGGCGTGGGAGAACACTGACCGCGCAGCGGCCAGCTCTATTCGCAAGTACGTCGCCATGCTGAATCAGGCCAGGGATGCCCTCGGCCAGGTGCATGATCGCAACAAGGTCATCGAGAACGCGAACTTCGAGAAGCCTGCAAAGGCTTTGCGCCAGCTCGCCCATGAGGGCGATCAGGTCAGCTCGATCTACGAGTCGGTGTCCAAGGCCGTCCGCGAGGTCGGCATCAATGGCGCAGCCAAGAAGCTCAACATCGACACGAACCTGATCAAGGCGTGGAAGGATGTTCAGCTCTTCCGTCATGAGTGGGACAAGATCCCGCCCGAGCAGCGCAAGGCGCTGGCGGTCAAGCTGCAGCTGGAAGACAACGATGTTCTCGAGGAGCAGGAGAACCGCTTCCAGGACTTCGTTTCGCAGCTGGGCAACCTGACCACCCATGAGCTGCAGAGCGCCCTGGAGCACGCCGTCTCCGACCGGCACATGGGCGCTGTTGAGCGCGAGATGGATCGCCGCCTCGAGTCACTCGCTAGGCGAATCTCCGGCTGGGAGAAGAAGAACAGCGTCGAGGTCGAAGCGAAGATCGACAACGATCGCATCGACGTGCAGCTGCGGAAGATGAAGAAGGCGTTCGCCGAGGCCGGCAAGCAGTCGGGCGTCCAGCTGAAGGATGCTCTGAAGACTGGCATCAACGACGCCTTCGACTCCACCACCGGCCTGATGATCGGTCACTCTCGCGAGCAGATTGAAGCTGCCGGCAAGGAGATCGAGCAGCGTCTCCGAGAGATCGGCGCTCGGCAGTCCGGGTGGATCACGAAGAACTTCGAGGGCGTCCTCCAGGAGACGGAGAACAAGCACATCGACGCCACCTCCCGTAACTGGGAGCGTGCCGTCAGTGACGCCGCCAAGGCGTCTGCGGTGCAGCTGAAGAAGATCATCCAGACCGGCGTGAACGAGACGTTCGATGAAGTAACCGGTGAGATGGTCGGCTACACCCGCGAGCAGTTCCAGGCTGCGGAGGAAGAGCTCGAGCGGCGAATGGATCGCGTTAAGCGATTGCAGGCCGGGTGGGAGACCACCACCGACGCGGCCACACGGCAGCGTCTGGACAATGAGCGCATCGAGCGTGATTATCAGCTGCATGTGCAGGCTCTCGAGAAGATGGCGCAGAACCGGCAGGACCTGGAGCGGGAGTCCGCGGAGGCTCGCATCGCGCTTCACAAGAGCGAGATGGATCAGATCCGCAAGGACTCCGAGAACCTGTGGGGCGGTCTGAATTACGGAGTGAAGCAGAGCATCGCAGATGTTCGCCGGCAGATTCGATCGCTGGACGGCAAGAACGTCCTCGGGTTCAACCTGGACCTGGACAACTTCCGGGATCGGATCAACAAGGTCAAGTCCATGTTCAACCGAGCGGTCGATGACATGGATGACACCGAGGTCGACATCAAGCCAGTGCTTGATGAGTCGGCACACCGGATCGCCTGGGTGCGGCTGAAGACCCTCGCTCGCGATCGCATCGCGACGATCTACGTCCATGTCAACGGTGCATCGAAGCGTCTCGCAGAGAACACGCTGAAGTCGATCTACGGCATGTCCGGCCTCCGGTCGGGTGCTGACCTGATCAAGAACTTCGGTCGTTACATGCGGGATCTCGACAAGCACATCCCAGCTCTCGGAATGATCGGCACCGCAGCAGTCGGTGCAGTCAGCGGCGTTGCCGCCCTGGTCGGATCCGTGGCCCACCTGGCGAACGAACTCGTTCGCATGTCCGGCGCCGCCCTGGCGCTGCCCGGAATCCTGGGCGGATTCGCCGTCGGTATCGGTGTGATGTTCGTGGCCCTGAAGGACTTCGGCCGGCAGATGCCTGAGATCACCAGCGACCTGTCTGATCTGGCTCGAGAGATCGAGTCGAACTTCTGGCAGGAAGCCCGGGTTCCGATGCTCGACGCATGGAACAAGGCGTTCCCTCACTTCAAGCGTGGCGTCGAGGAGACCTCGACCTCGCTGGGCAAGTGGACTGCCGCCTTCTCGAAGGCGTTCGGTCAGCACTTCGACATGGGCGCGTTCGACAAGATGTTCGGCAACCTGAACAAGTCGATCGACATCGCATCCCTTGGCCTGGATGACTTCGTGAAGTCGATGTCCATCCTCGGACAGACCGGCTCCGAGTATCTTCCGCGCCTGGCCCAGTGGGCCAACGAGGTGAATGCCAGCTTCGCCGGCTGGCTCGAGAACGCGCAGAAGACCGGCCAGCTCAACGAGATCATCGACACCGGCATCCAGAAGGTGAAGGAGTTCGGTGTCATCGTCCGCGAGGCCGGCGAGTTCATCTACCTCCTCGGCTCGGCCGCGGAGCGTGCAGGCTTCTCCGGCCTGGGCGAGATGGCGAACGGGATGGAGCGCTTCAATGAAGCACTCAAGACCGCGGAGGGGCAGGAAGTTCTCGATGACATCTTCGAGGGCGCGGCCAAGATCTCTGACGGCTTCAAGCGTGCGCTCGGCGCCGTAGGCGACTTCGTATGGAACAGCTCGGACCTGCTGAACGATCTCTCCGGGATCGTCGGCGATATGGTCGGCGACACCTTCGAGGACTTCTTCAAGGCATTCGAGCGCCCCGACTTCCAGAACGGTCTGCGCGATTTCTTCCAGGGATTCAGCGATGGCGTAGGGGAGATCAGTGCTCGCGCACCCGAGATCTCCGACCTGCTCGGTTCGGTCGGCACCCTCGCGGGTGCCGTGGCAGAGAACATGGGCAAGGTCATCGGCAAGCTGGTGGAAACGTTCGGCCCGGAAATCTCTGATGCGCTGAGCGACATTGCACCCGACTTGGAGAAGGTCGGGGACTCGATCTCGTCGATGATGGACCATCTCGACAACGCCGGGTTCGACGACTTCGTGGGTGACATCATCCGCCTGGCCGGCGCCAACCTGGCTGTCATTGCGGATGATCTCGACGGTATCGCTATGGGCATGGAGGCTATCTCCAAGTTCAACGAAGGCGACTTCGAGGGACTGGACAAGCTCAACAAGGAGGCCAGCGACAAGGCCGGCAAGCGCGTTGAGGAAGATCGAGTCACCGGGCTTGAGGGTGTCCCCGTCATCGGCGGCTTCTTTAGCTGGCTGAACGACATTGGCGGATGGATCGCTGATGCGATCGTGAACGTCGGCGGGTGGATCGGCAGGCTGAACGTCGGCATCTGGGAGGCCATCTCCAGCGTCGACTGGGGTGGCATGTGGGATGGCGCGATGGACGGCATCTCCTCGGCCTGGAATGGCTTCATCGGCTGGCTGCAGGGCCTGTTCAACTTCGACGGCAACTTCGCCCTCGATGACTGGTGGCCCAGCATCGTGGCCTGGTGGAACGAGCAGGTCGCAGAGATTGCCGACATGTTCAACGGCGCGATGGACTGGATCGGTAGCACCTGGGAGTCGTTCACGAACTGGCTGTCCGACCTCTTCTCCGGCAACAGCGCCTCCGGCGACCTGGCCGAGAATCAGGGGACTACCTCGATATTCGACAGCTTCGGCATCGACGGCTGGGGAGACCAGCTCGGCGAGAAGCTGGAAGCAGCTAAGACGTGGATCTTCGAGAAGTGGGAGGGCTTCAAGTCCTGGCTCGGTGGCCTCTTCGGAGGCGGCGATGGTGAGAGCAAGTTCGAGATTGTCATGGACATCATCATGGGCGCGATCGACAACGCCTCCGGCGTGATCAGTGGCGTCGTGAACTATGCACGCGACTGGGTTGCGAATAAGTGGCAGGGCGTCCTTACCGCGCTCGACAATGCCCGCACCACCATCTCGCGAGTGAAGGACCAGGCCCTGAACTGGGCCCGAGGCAAGTACCAGGGTGTCCTGACTGCCCTTGATAATGCTCGCACGACAATCAATCGGGTCAAGGATCAGGCGCTGAACTGGGCGCGTGGCAAGTACCGCGGAATCCTGACGGCCCTGGACAACGCCAAGGGCACGATCGCGTCAGCGAAGGGCAAGGCTCAGGACTTCGCTCGAGGCAAGTACAACGGTGTGCTTCGCGCACTGGACTACGCCTCCGACATCGTTTCCGGAGTCCAGCGGAAGATCAACGCCCTCAAGGGCAAGACCGTGAACATCGTGACGAACCTGGTCACGAAGGTCAAGAAGATCTTCTCGGCTGACGGCAACTTCATGCCCGAGGTGAAGAAGTTCGCTGACGGCGGCATCGAGAAGCACATCGCGCAGATCGCCCCGGCAGGGGCCATGCGCGTGTGGGCCGAGCCCGAGACCGGGGGAGAGGCGTACATCCCTCTCGCCAAGTCGAAGCGCACCCGCTCAGAGCAGATCCTCGCCACGGTCGCAGACAAGTTCGGTATGCGCCTCGAGCGCTACGCGAACGGGTCCGACCCCAGCGGAAGCCGCCAGATCAACTCCGCATCTGGCGATACCTACAACATCGAAATGAACAACGTGCCGATGAATCACAGCGAAGAGGTTGCCTCGGAGCTCATGTTCAACCTGAAGCACCTGAAGAGAGGAGGTGGGGCTGGTGCCTTCGCTTGAGAAGCTTGAGGTCGGTGGCCTCACCTTCAAGGACTTCACGAACTTCTGGGTACGTGAGTTCGAGATGGGGCCCGAGACCGTTGAGACCAGCGACCTTGAGAACCCGGCCTACGACGACACCTACCTCGGTGTCGACTTCCATCGGGCCCCGACATGGACCTTCGAGTTCGTGATCGAGGGCAAGACGGAGGGTGAAGTGCTGGACAATCTGGACCGTGTGAAAGCGGTCTGGAGGAATCCGGCCTACACGAAGAAGGCCGGCACCCCCGCCGAGCTCTACTACACCATCGCCGGCAGGCGGCGGCTCGTCTACGGACGGCCCCGCCGGTTCGCGGTGTCGAATATCCAGACAGCGCAGCAGGGATTCCTGACCGTGCTTGCCGAGTTCAAGCTCTCGGATCCGCTCAACTATGAGGGGACCTGGGAAACGAACCGGCTGGATGCGGTGCCACCGGATACTCGTGGTCTCGAGGAGTACCTGACCGAGGACACGCTCACCACCGAGGTGGGCGGAACAAGGCAGGGTCAGCTCGGAGTCATTGCAGGAACGGCGCCAACGCCGTTCAAGGTAACGATCTACGGGCCGATGACGAACCCCGGCTTCACGATCGCCGGCAGGCGATACCAGTTCAACATGACACTGGCAGCAGGTCAGCGCCTCGAGATTGATTCCCGTCTGGGAACGGTCAGGCGCAACGGGACGACGAACATGATCCACACCATGCAGTCCCCGACCCCGATCAAGAACATCCGACTCACTCCCGGCAAGGCCGTTGAGGTGTCGTTCTTCGGGGTGGATCCCACGCTGACTGCCTACGCGGTGTTCGCGTACCGACCGGCTCGCTACTGAGCCAACCCACCTGAGAGAGGGAGGTCCTTCGGGGCCTCCCTTTTCTCTGCCCGAAAACTTTATAGGAGAACGAATTGGCCCTTGATCCAGTCCCCTGGTTCGTAGGCTCAGGCGCTCGTCATAGCGCCGCTGCGGCCCGAAACCTGGCATGGAATGCCACTGGCGGTAAGACGGGAATTGCCACGCCTACAAGCCTCCAGGTGCGCCAGCTCAGCACCGCAGGCGGTGCCGTGCAGATCATGCCTGGCGGTGGCATCATCGAGTCCACCTATGCCGGCGCCCTGCAGCAGTCCTACACGGTGCGAAATGCGTCAGCGACAACGCTGACAATCCCGGCGAACACCACCACGTCAACGCGACGGCTTCACGTCACCTGCGAGATCAACGATCCGACCTACGCAGGATCCCAGCCTCCGAGCAAGGAGGAGGGCCCCTACGTCAAGTTCGTAGCCCGCACCACCCGGCAGTCGACACACCCTGAGCTGTATCTCGGGTACATCGACCAGCCGGCCAACTCCACTGTCGTGACCTCGGCCATGATCAAGGATCGCCGTGAGGTTGCCAACCCGAAGCGCGAGACATGGACGTTCGCCCGCCCCCGCGTTGCCGATGACAGCTCGAATCAGAACAACCTGAACGGCCGCGAGGCTAACGGCGGGGAGTACTTCCCCGGCGGCGCCGGGTACTCCAACGAAGCCACCCTCACCGTCCCGAAGTGGGCCGTCTCGGTGATCATCGAGGCCGACTGGATGGCGGTCGGCTACGCCGGTGGCGAGAACGTTCTCGGCCGGTTCTGGATTGAGTACGGCGACGAATACAAGAATCACACCTGGCCGAACAAGCGGCAGTGGGAGTACGCCACCCAGGAGTTCCGATTCAACGCCCCGACCGCCGGCAACGATATGCGAACGAACTGGCGGCTGATGGATACCCGGCAGATCGCGAAGAAGCTCCGCGGCAAGGACGTGACGTTCGCCTTCAAGGGCGCAATCACGGCCACCTCGCCCACGAACTCGGTCTACATGGACTCACTCTCCGGCCTTGGCCTGAAAGTCACCTTCCTCGAAGAGAAGGCTGACTGGGAGGAGTTCAACGAAACGTGAGAGTTCAGAACCTCGCCTACTGGATGAATGGCGATGGTACTGAAGTCCTCATGGACCCGGACCTGCCCCTGCAGGATCTCAAGGTCACTCGGGAGATGAACGGGATAGGGAGGCTCACCGCCTCCCTTCCCCCCGAGTACGGGACTCTCACCGCCTTCGCCAATCGCCCGGTCATCAAGGACTGGGCCACCTCTCTTTACGTCGAGATCGACGGCGATCTCTTCGACGGATTCATTGTCGTGGAGACCGCGGACGATAACGACAAACTCACCATCGACGCTGTGGGCTTCCTCGGCTACGGCGCCGATCAGCCTTGGCCCGACAAGGGCCGCGTCTACTCGGTCGGCAACTGGCCTCTCAACTCTGTCATCGGCACCCTGTGGCTCGAGCTGCAGAAGGCCCCTGGCGCGAACATCAACCTCAAGGTCAACCACGCGAGCAGCGCGGGGGAGTCGAGGCAGTGGCCGCGTGTTGGCAATCCCGTCTGGGATCTCCTGCCAGTCCCGGTTCACCCCGGCAACAAGCCGGTCAACCGCAACGGCAAGCAGCCGAAGTCCCCGTCGTATCCGACCCGCCCCACGAAGGGCACGGAGAAGGCGAAGAAGAAGGAATGGGCTCGCCGGCTGAAGAAGTACGAGCAGGACAAGAAGGACTACGCCGCAGCGCAGAAGGCGTGGCGTGCTGCTGAGGATAAGTTCCGCAAGCTCGAGCGCGAGTGGGAGACCCGCAAGAACAAGTGGGAGACCGACACGAAGGAGCGTCGGAAGCAGATCGACGATGCGCGGATCAAGTTCAACTACTGGTCCACGCACGACATTCTGCAGGCGTTCCAGGATCTCGCGAAGGAGCATGAGTTCTCCTACCGCGTGGATCACACGCGCAGGGGGAACACCTTCACCCACACGCTCTTCGTGCGACCGGGGCGCCTCGGCGTCCGGCATACCGGCCTGTCGCTAATTGAAGGCGAGAACGTCTACTCGATCCCGAAGGTCACGCAGCAGGGGGAGGACCGCCTCACCTCGGCTCGGATCCTCGGTGCTGGTGACGGCTCGAAGATGAAGTACTACCAGGCATCACGCGCCGCCGGCGGTGCTGCTGGTCTTCGTCGAGCAAAGGTGTTCGCCGACAAGACGCTGACTCGCAACTCGCAGATGTCGGCCCGAGCCAAATCCATGCTCGCCCTCTACAACGACCCGATCGAGGTCGAAGAGTTCACGGTCATCGACCACGACCTCCTGCCTATGCGTCAGTTCGACGTAGGCGATGAGGTCTTCCTCCAGACATTCGCCCGTAGGGGCGGCAACTTCAAACGCTGGGTCACTATCACATCCCTCACCGTCGAGCCCGAGAAGGGCACGGTGTCGATGAAGGTGGTCCCCGTAGAATAGGAGACTTCCTTTGTCCTCAATTAAGAGGCTTGCACAGGAGATCAACGGCCTCCGGCGCCTTGCGCTGGGCCACGCTACAAGCCCCCAGCTTGCCAACGCCTCTGTTGATGGCGGGGATCTTGAGATCCGTGATGGTGACGGCAACCGGGTCGGCGGTATCGGCATCGGTGATGATGGCGGATTCGTCATCGACTACTCGGGAGGCCCGAAGCCTCCCCGGCCCAGGGCGCCCAAGGTGTCGGCTGATGCCGGCCTGCTCCGCGTCGAGTGGGATGGCGGGTTCGAGCCCAGCGAGGGTGAAGAAGAACCCCTGATCACCGCGGACCTGGACCTCGTTGAGATCCATGCGTCGATGGACGAGAACTTCGTCCCCGATCGCGTCCAGTCATTCGGCGGGGCATACGCCTCGCTGGATGGCGGGTCCCATGTCATCGGCCCCCTCACCGAGACCGGCACCTACTACGTCCGACTCGTCGCCAGGTCGAAGGCCGGCAAGTTCTCCGAGCCCTCCGCAATGGCTGAGCAGATGCTCGCGATTGCCAATGTCGATGAGGCGCTGACGGATGCGTGGATCACCGGCACGACCGCCGCGATCACAGCGGACGGGAAGAACGGGATCTGGCGCGGGTCTGAGGCTCCTGAGCCTGACCCCGATGTGCCGTTCAAGGACGGCGACATCTGGTTCGAGATGAACGAGGATGGCGAATCCATCCCGAACATCTTCGACGAATCCACCGGCACCTGGGTGTCGAACCGTGACGCCCGACAGTCCGCCATTGAGCGCGTGCAGGAAGAGCTGCGCCAGGATCTCGATGCCGTCATCACTGACGGCTCGGGCACGAAGAACTTCTTCCGCCCGACAGCCCCGACTGCCGACGAGGCATCTGAGGGCGACCTCTGGTTTGACTCGTCCGCGGACGGGAAGAACATGCCGCACGTCTTCCAGGATGGGGCTTGGGTGTCCGCTGCAGACCAGCGTGTCGGGGCCATTGAGCAGGCGCAGGACGGGCTGGTCCAGGACCTGGCTGACGCCGACGAACGACTCGACGATGCGTTCGGTGAACTCTCCTCGATCCCCGGCAAGATCAGCGAAGCCAAGAACGGCGCGATCGACGCAGCTGCAGCCGATGCCACGGCCAAGGCCAACGCCGCCCAGCAGGCGGCTGAGGCGAAGGCGGCTGCAGCACAGCAGAAGGCAGACATTGCCGACGACAAGGTGCAGGCGCTGCTGGCGGCTGGAAACAGCATCATCCCCAACGGCGACTTCGAGAACCCCAGCCCGCACATCTGGCCGAACACTACGTACCAGGCCGACGTTGCGGTTGTTGAGGCGCCTCACGCTCGCTCGGGTACGCGCGTCATGCGGATGGGCACCGACACCGCTAACCGATACCCGCTGACAGACTGGCGCGACTCGGCAGCTGGCAGGGTCTACTACGCCGAGGTGTGGGTCTACGGCAACGACGAAGATCCTACGTACCGCGGTCGGGTGTCGTTCTACGCTCAGTCAGAACTCGCTGACGGCTCGACCACCGGATACTACGGGGAGGATCTTGACGGCAAAGGGGCGTATTTCTACCAGGACAGCCTGGTGCAGGGCCAGTGGAACAAGGTATCCGCCTACATAACCACTCCAGTAGGTACTCTGCGAGTGAGGGTGGCTCCGCATGTGCTCCGCAACGAGACCCCGTATGACTTTGATGACTTCAAAGTAATTGACGTAACCGACTCGATGGCGGCATTGCGCGAAGCCAAGGCCGCGCAGGCTGAGGCTGAGGCCGCTCACTCCGCGGCAGGGGATGCGCAGAATGCCGCGGTGGCGGCAATGAATGCTGCGAACGGATTGTCGAAGGTGCTCCACGGCACCACAGGGCCCTCTGGCACGGCGCCCGATGGGTCTGTCTGGTTCCAGCATGACAGCTCTTTGTCCGGCCCTGTCACTGGACAGTGGAGCCGGGTGAGCGGGGCCTGGAAGCGCACCGAGATCTCCTCGGAAGCTATCGCCAACCTCGACGTAGGAAAGCTGACAGCGGGGTCGGCTGAAATCGCCGACCTCGTGGCTCAGAAGATCTTCGCCGAGGCCGTCGTCGCCAAGACCTCGACAGCAGAGGCGTTTATCGGCGAGAACGCGATCCTATCGGGGGCAGTCACTGCCGCCAAGATGCGAGCCGGCACGATTACCGCCGAGTCCGGAATCATCGGGTCGATCAATGCCGGCGCGATCACGGTCGGTGAGATGGACGGTGCCCGGATCAAGGCGCAGTCGATCTATTCCGACAAGTTGCTTATCGGCAAGCAGAAGAGCATTCTGCCGTTCTCCGTATCAACCATTGAGCCTCACAGGGTCCTCAACGGCTTTACAGCCGGGCCGACCACCGACGGTGACGTGGGTGATTGCATCTTGCTTCGCGGGGGCGGTTCTGCTGGCACCGCGCTTCAGTCGGCCATCTATTTCCGTCATTCGCAGAGTGAGGAGATTTCTCCGGCGACTCCGGGCGGTTCATACACATTCACCGTCACAATGGGAGTCGGGGGAACCCTCTCTGGCGTCGGGAATGCCCGTCTGGTGCTCCGCTGGTACGACAGCTCTGGCGCGTACATCTCCGGCAGCGCGGTCTCTGGCGACTACTTCAGCCCCCGCAGCTACACCGGAGTCGAGGCGTTTAGTCTCACATCAAAAGCCCCGGACAATGCGTATGGCTTCCAGGCTCTACTTCAGCAGCAGGGTGGCCTTAGCGGTGGTTCATACTTCCTCAAGGATGTTCGGGTCGAGGAGCAGGTCGGGGCAACCCTCATCGAGGGCGGTGCTATCACCACCGAGCACATCCGCGCCGGGGCTATCACCGCCGAGTCCGGCATCGTCGGATCCCTGAACGCCAACGTCATCAGCGTCGGCAAGATCATGGGCAATCAGCTCGATGCCGATGCGATCAACGGCAAGACGATCACCGGTGCGACGATCCGCACCGCCTCCAGCGGCTCTCGAGTCGAGCTCACCCATAACGGGCTGAAGCAGTACAACAGCCTCGGAGCCACGATCGTCGACATGACCGCCGGGTCGTTCACCCTGCAGGGCGGATCCATCACCGGCTCGACGATCAAGACAGCGAACTCTGGTTCGCGTGTGGAGATTACGACGCAGGGGTTGAAGCAGTACAACGCGAGCAACGAAGTCATTGCTGAGATGATTGCCGGTTCGATGGTGATGCGCGGTGTTCTCGAACAGGAGAACTCGATCGCGAAGATGCAGGTGGGGCCCGTGTGGGGCGACAGTGCCACCACCTCGCCAGGCATCTATTGGGACAATATTGCAGGTCATAGCTCCGGCGCCGCCCTGGGCGTCGTAACCAACGGCACCGACACTGTGATAGCGCTGCAGGGGCCCAGCAAGGTGTCCGGCAGCAATGGTTCGCTGCTCAACCTCTTCGACAATCGCGTGTACATGAGGGCCAGGGAGGGCGGCAACTACCTGGACATCAAGTCGGGGAGTGCGAAGCTCCGGGGCGAGTCCTCGTCGACTCGCTATGTCTACCTGGATATGGACTCCGCTGCCGGGAAGGGGGCGCATATTAATCGCTCGACGAGCACCAACGGCGGGTCCTGGCTGTCGATGTACGACGACCAGAACATCTTCACCTGGTCGCACCCCACCAACTCGGGCAGTGCGTACCTGAGACTCGAGGATCGAACCATCAACCTCCGCGCCTACGACAGCAACAGTAGCCTCGTGGGCGGTCTGTGGATGGATCCGACCGAGACCATCCTGTCCGGCTTCAAGCGGCAGACCGAGATCTGGGGCGGCGATGGGGCGCGGATGCTCTGGACGAAGACCTCAAATGGCCCCCGAATCCAGTCGAGCACGATCTACAACGTCACCTCCACCTCCGGCTCGGTTATGAGGATCAACGGCGAAGGGACCCTGTATCGCGAAGCGTCCTCGCTTCGATACAAGACCGACGTGGAGGATGCGCCGCTGCTCAGCAGCGTCCTTGATGTCCAGCCCCGGACGTGGATTGACAAGGCCGATGTCGCGTCAGCCCAGACTCTCAGCGAGTTCCGCGAAGAGGTGCCCATCGGGCCGGCGCCACGCGAGGTTGGGGGAGCTACCAGCGAGCCCGCGCGTCACTTCGGCGCCATCGCCGAGGAGGTTGACGAGCTCGGCCTCACGCACCTTGTGGAGTACGACGCATTCGGTCGACCCGACAGCCTCCACTACGAGCGCTTCGGCGTAGCCCTTATCCCGATCGTTCGTGAGCTGCGCGACCGCATCGAGGAGCTTGAGGCTCAGGTCGCAGCCTGACAATCACCACCCCAACGGGGCCCTGGCAATCAGCCGGGGCCCCTTCTGCATTCACAACGAAAGAAGACTCACATGGAACAGAACACCGATCAGTCCAAAGTCCTCGCAGCTCTCTACCAGGAGAACCTGACCGAGAACATCCAGCTCAAGGAAGAGCGCGTCATGCAGCGGCTGCGCATCGAAGAGCTTGAGGCGAAGGTTGCCGAGCTTGAAGCCAATCAGAAGTGCGAGAGCTGCCCTGTCGCCCAGGAGGGCGAGGTCGTATCCCAGTGATCCCGAAGAGGATAGCCAACAAGCTTGACGGGTTCAGGGGTGCATTCCTCCTGATCCTGTCCGTGCCGTGGATGGCTGTCGGGGCGAGCTACGTGTTCATCTCGACGCCAACTCGATCAGCTGCATTCTCGTTCCTGCCCGAACTCCTCAACGAGAACGAGCTGGGATGGGTCTGGGTTCTTGCCGGACTGTTCCTGCTCTTCTGCGCATGGCGCGGACAGAGGCACCCGAAGTTCACGACCATCGGATTCCTTGTCGCGATCGCACCGCCCGCCCTGTGGGCGAGCCTGTTCCTCATCGCGTTCTTCACTGTACTGCCCACGGCGATCGTCTCCGTGGTTATGTACGGCACCTTCGTCGCCCTGATCTTCTTCTGCTCAGGCTGGCCCAATCCAAGGCATCGCAGCCGCGATGCGCCAGGGGGTAGCTGATGGAAGCACTGATCCAGCCGGCCCTGTCTCTGCTCGGCGTGATCATCACGGCCGTAGTTACCTGGCTCGTTTCAAGGCGATCGACCCGGGTGCAGAACGAGCAGCAGAAGGAGCAGAACGAACTCGGGCTCGTGGATCGGTACAGGTCAGAGATTGATCGCATCGACGAGAAGCTGGACGAGCAGTCAGAGGACATCTCTCGCCTGACGCGCGAGAACATCGAGCGCACTACCGAAGTCCTGAACCTGCGCGAAGAGATGGCAAAGGTTCGCCGCGACCACCTGGCCGAGACGGCCAAGCTCGAAGCCACCCTCTTCTCGTTCCGGGGCTACATCGCCTCGGTGCTCGAGTGGATCAATCGCCGCTTCGAGGCGGGCGAGCTTGATACCGAAGCAGACGTTCCCGAGCCTCCCCCTGAGTACCGACTGTAACAACCCAACCCCACGAACCCCTGGCGCATCGGCGCCAGGGGTTCTCCCTATTCACAAGGAGAAACCTTGGTCAAGAACATTTCCGGCAAGACCGGAGCAACCGGTGCGATCGGCACCGCATCTGGCGTGGGCCTCGCCCCGCTCATCGTCTGGGCCCTGGCCCTGTTCGGCATCGACATGGATGCTGCAACCGCGGCTGTCCTCGGTGGCCTTCTGGGCAACATCGCCACCTTCCTCGTCGCATGGCTCATGCCGGCCAAGTCCGGCACCTATGTGCAGACCGAGGAGCCTGTCGAGGAGGACATGTACGACCCGGCCGTGGAGGCCGGCATCGAGGACGACCCCGAGATCCCGGACCCGAATGAGTTCGACCTGGCTGAGGTGGTCTGAGCATGGCTACCTCTCAGAACGGATACCGCGCCAACGACCGATCGCTGATCGCGTCCTACGAAATCCCTGGCGGCAAGGTCGCCCTCCGCAAGGGCGATGTCGCAACAGTCCTTGTGTATTTCGCGAAGCGATTCCACTCCGAGGTCGAGCCCCTGAAGTGGCCCGGCAACTGGGGGTACGCCGAGCGGACGATCCGCGGCAACTCGACCACCTTGTCGAACCACGCCTCGGGCACCGCCCTCGACCTCAATGCTCCGCAGCACCCCCTCGGCAAGGTCGGCACCTTCTCCTCGAAGCAGGTTGCTGCCATCAACCGAATCCTCGCGGATTGCGATGGCGTCCTTCGTCACGGCAAGAACTACTCCGGCCGCAAGGACGAGATGCATGTCGAGATCGACAAGGGCACGGCCGCGGTTGCGGCCCTCGCTGACAAGATTCGCGCAGGCAAGAAGCCCGGCCCGAGTGGCGGTGCCACCTCGAGCGGTGGTGGCGGATCCCCTTGGACTGCCGTGAGCGGCAAGACCCCGACTGTCCGACAGGGCAACAAGGGTGAGCCTGTCAAGCGGATTCAGAAGGCCGTCGGCGTCAAGGTTGATGGCTACTTCGGCGCTGCCACAAAGGCAGCGGTCATGGACTTCCAGCGGAAGTACAAGCTCGGTGTCGACGGCATCGTCGGCAGCAAGACCTGGGCGAAGATCAACGCCGGCAAGAAGGTGAAGGCGAAGAAGCCTCGCAAGTCGCAGAAGGCCCCGAAGTTCCCGCTGAAGAAGGGGCACTGGTACGGGGTTGAGTCGCGCAACGCGAAGAACCACTCCGGCCATTACGCCAAGGATCGCGCTGGCATCAAGAAGCTGCAGAAGCAGCTGAAGAAGCGCGGCTGGACCATCGCCGTTGATGGCCGGTTCGGCGCGAAGACGAAGAGCATCGTCGTCGCGTTCCAGAAGGAAAAGGGCCTGAAGCCCGACGGCCTCGTTGGCCTCAAGACCTGGAAGAAGATCTGGGAATCCCCAGTCACCTGATGACATATTAGCATTCGTGCATATGTCAGAGACAAAAAAAGAAGCCCCCTCGAGGGCGCCAAGGCGTAATGCCAAGGTGCTCCCGAGGGGGCCTTTTGTGTTTGTGCTACAGGATCGGCGTGGAGGTAACGGGCCGGTGCCCGTCCCTGATCATGTGATGAAGGAATGCCTCATAGCCGAGCGGCGCCAGCGCCATGCGAGCGTACTCGATGAGCAGCGCGTTCTCCTGGCAGAGCTCGTAGAAGATGATGCCGGCGCGGATCTGCTTGGCGTAGCGTGCTTTGATCAAGCTGCATCATCTCCCCGCAGGTCGTTGATGAGGTCGGGCCGGAAGCCGGCCCACCTGATCTGACCGCCCGAGGCATAGTCGACCTGGACGATAGGAGCAGACAACAAGTTCTCGGACTTGATCTCGTCAAGCCACTCGTCGGGCTGCTCGTAGATCTCCTTCTCGACATAAGTAAAGCCCTTGTTTCCAAGGGCCTTCTTCGTCATGGTGCATTGGGTGCAGGCTGGTTTGCTGAAGACTGTGATGGTCAATGGATCTCCGATCAGGCGTATGCCGGGTAGGCCAGCTCTTCGCTGGCGGTGTCGATGTCGAGTTCTGAGCGGGATGCTCCGCGGTTGAGGATCATGCTGATCTTGTCGATGGCGCGTTCGATGCGGCTGGTCTCGAGCGTGGTGAAGTGCGGTCGAGTGTCCGGGTTCACCGCAAATCGCTGGTGAAGGACGCGGCGTTCATCGTCATTCAATTCCCCGAGTGCTCGTGACACGTCAATGCGGCCCTCGATGTCAGGGCAATCCTCCGAGTCAACCCACACGGCATCCTCGAGGATGGTGCGAACGACGGCGGGGGAGTAGACGAACGCTCCACGGAACTGCATGTAGTCGATGCGCTCGTCTCGGGCGACCTTAACCCCCTGCTTCTTGATGAGGTCGACGATCGCACCCTCGGGGTAGTCGCGGTGGGCGACGTGCTCAAGGTAAAAGACCCAGAGCTCTTGCTCCAGGTCTTCGGGATCCATCACGTCGGTGGCCTGCTTTTTCGCGACGTTCTTGATGACGCTGCTCAACTTGGCGTTGTCGATAGCCGGGTATTCGTGTTCCAATTCTTTCCTTACTGAACGAGGGTGATGACTCGAGGAGCCCCGCTGGGCTCGACTTCGAGGTAGACGGCGCCGGGGTTGCCGACCTGGCCGGTCTTGTTCCTCCACCAGTCGCTGCGCTGCTCGAGCGCCGGGACCTGCAGGAAGTACCGATCCGATTCGGTGTCGATGAACAGGTGATGGCGGTGCCCGGCCAGGAGCCAGTCGGCATCGTGTCCGGTCTGGCCGCTGAAGGACTGCCCCTGCCACCATGCGTAGTGCTTGCCGGTGCGCCACTGATGGCCGTGAGCCATGAGGAATCCGACGCCGCCGACCGTTGCGGCGATGGCGAGCTCTGATTCCTTCGGGTACAGGAACGTCACATCATCCCGGCCTGCGAGGTTGAAGGCTTCCTCGACAGCGCGGAGGCTGTCGACAGCGAACGAGTCGTGCGGCTTCGAGTTGACGGGGGAGCGGTACGTCTCGTCGTGATTGCCAGGCACCGAGGCGACGGTCACGACCGCGCCGGCATCGGCGAAGCGTGCGATCGTCTGCGTCATCAGGTGTCGCAGAACCCGCAGCTGCTCGGTGAGAGTCAGGTCGTTGTTGCCGATGTTCTTCCCGCCCTGGGAGACGACGCCCTCGATGCAGTCACCGAGGAATGCGATCAGCACCTCCTCGGAGTCAGCGTCGGACTCAGACCAGCGCTTGACGCCAGCCTCGAGGGATGACATGTAGCGGCGGACGATCCCTTCGGATCCGTCCCCGTCTCCCTTGCCGAGCTGCAGGTCTCCGACCGCGAAGACTGCCGGCCCGTACTTGCCGGTGCTCTCGTCGGGCAGGCCACCGCGGAAGTATCCGCTGATCACATCGACCAGCTCGTCGATGTCGGCGTGGTCCACCTCGTCAGTCTTCTCTCTGAAGCTGAACTTGTAGGATCGGAAGGTCTCGATGCCCTCGCGCGTCTGAGCATCCCAGGTGGAGAACCGGAAGTTCGATACCTCGAACCGGCTCGGATCCAGCCCTGCGTCCCGCAGGGTCTCATTGGGGTCATACTCGGCGTCAGCCAGGAGCGGCTTCGAGGTGGCCTCGCCACCGGTGCCGTCGAACTCGAGGCCGGCACGCCAGTTCTTGGGTGGGTTTGGGATTGCTCCCTGGTTCAGTATGTTCTGAAGGTTGCTCACAGGATCCCCCGTCGCTTGCGGTACTTGGTCATGGTGTCCACGGATGGGACCTTGCCGGCGTCACGGACGGCGGCGTCTGTCGCCAGTGCGGCGACCAACTGTGCGCTGGGGAACTGTGATGAGTTGAGGGCGGACTCGAATGCGTCTCGGTCTTCGCTGCCCAGCAGGTCGAGCGCCTGCTCGACCATCGAGCGAGTGTCCTCTGGCTCCGACAAGATATTCTGCAACTCGCTCAAACGTTGACCTCTTCCATGTAGCTGACTTCACTCGCCGCGAACGGCGCAACCTGTCCGTAGCGGGGATGCCCGCCCTCGGTGATGATGCAGAGGATTGTCCACCCAACAGAGAAGACATCCGGGTAGTTCGTCTCGATGACCTCACCCTCCACGTATTCGTCGCGGCCCAGCCGCAATGTGACGGCATCGCCGTTCTTCAGGTACATCTAAACTCCAATCAGGCCCCGCAGTTCTGCGGCGCCGTGTTTCAAAAAGAATCCGTTCGTGTCGCCGCCATCTGGCACGACAATGACTTTGGGGTTGGGCACTGCCCTCGCTACTTCTTCGGCGAACCTCTCGCCGACGCCGACCTCGGCGTCATCCTTCGCCTCGTCCTTGTCCGCGAGGATGTAGACCCTCCCGAACCCGGCGAAGATGTTCTTGTAGTACGGCTTCCACGACTTCACGCCAGGGACTCCGACAGCGGGGATCCCGCACTGGATCAGAGTCATGGCGTCGACCTCGCCCTCGACGATCACGATGTAATCGCTGGGGTTCGCCAGCGTCGTGGTAGCAAAGAGCCGGGTCGGATGACCCGGCAGTGTTCGGTACTTCGGAGCGGTGTCTGGCATCTCCGGGCCGCGCCTGAAGCGCAGGTCCACGTAGTTCTGCCACCACTCGGTGGTGCTGGTGGGGGTTATGTAGGGGATGGAGAGGTAGCCCGCGAGGTGCCCGTACTCATCATCCGATTCGCTTACGACGCCGAGCTTGAACTGCTCGATCGTTTCGAGGCTTAGCCCGCGTTCCTCGTTGAGATATGCGAAGGCTGGTCCGTCTTGGTTCTCGAGTAGTTCTCGATGGAACCGAATCGCCGACGAAGCCAACATTCTCTTCGATCCATTGCTTGGCACCAACAAAGTCGACTCCTTCCTGCCGCATGACTATGGCGTATCCGTCGCCCGATGCTTCGCATCCGAAGCACTTGAAGTACTGCTTGTCGACATCGACAGATGCCGAGGGCCTTTGCTCGTCGTGGAATGGGCAGAGCACCTTGACCCTGCCCGCTGCCGGCTCGATGCCGTCGAGCCCGTAGTGCTCGAGGATCGGCCAGATGGGTGGCTTCTCGTCGCTCATCAGGACCAGCCTGATCCTTCTGTCATTGCCTTGTCGCTGAAGTTGTTGATCGTGATGCTCCCCGCCTTGATGTCTGCGCCGGTGATCACGAGCCCGTCGCTCTTCTTCTCCAGCTCCTCGACCAATCGGTTCATGTAGAACTGAGCTTTCTTGGCATCCTGCAGGGCGCTGTCCTTGCGGCCCAGGCGGGACAGGTACTTCACAACCTGCCCGTCGAGGTAGCCGAGATCCCAGTCGATGATCACGTCGATCGGTTCGTGGTCACGGCCATCCGCGTAGTGTGCGGGGTGGTTGATGATGTCAGTCATTCGATTCTCCAATTGTGTTCGGTGGGTAGAGGCCGATGAGTTGACTCGCCTCGGCTCGCTTCGCCCGATCCCTGACTGCCTTGATCGCGGCGACCTTCACATCCCTAGTTGTTGGGTACTCGCCCTCAAACCTGATCCTCTGCACCCAGCGGGTGCGGGATACGGGCTGGCGCAGGTAGCGAACCTCGCGACGGGCCTTCTTCCTCCCGTACCAGGTACGGCCGATCGGCACATGCCGGACCTGGGTAGTGGAGGACTCGTGCCGTACTGCGCTTGGGTAGTCCTGCAGCCAGTCCTCTTCCCAGTCGGACCACTCAGGCTTGCGCTCGGGCCCGAGGATGCTGACGTACCAGCCCTCACTGCGATCTAGGGTGAAGCCCGGGCTCTCTTCAACCTGCCAGACCTCGCCCTCGGGAAGTTCAGGCAACCCTGTTGTCGTGTCAATGATGATGCTGCTCACTTATTCAGGTCCTTTTCGCTGTAAACATCCGGTCCGTAACCCGCTGCCTCAAACTCCGCAACGACCTCGCGTAGCGTCGTGACGCAGCGAACCCTTGTCTCGTCCAGGCTCAGGGCTGGCCCCACCTTTGATGCCGCATAGAGCACACGCCCGCCGAGTCGAGTGCTTGCGATGGCTACGTCGCAGCGGTATGCCTCGTCGTGATGCACCCCGAGCTGGTAGAGGGGCCAGGCGGGAAGGTCGGGGTCATTGGGCTCAACCCAATCTCTGTCGAACATCAGATTCCCCCCAGACTCTTCGGTGGATACTCACCCAGCAGTCGAGCTTCGGCGTCCTTGAGTTCGAGGTCCCGCTGGAAATCTCGATACACCGCACACGCCACGCGCTTCACGTTCGCGTCAGTGAGTTCGCTGAACGATCGGTGATACCTCGTGGACTTCTTCTTGTTGACGATCAGCACCTGGTAGCCGCGAGTGAGATAGTCATAGCCCCACCGGTCGTACTTCGTGTAGGTGGCCTTCTCGACCTTCCAGGTGTAGCCGTCCGGCAACACCGGCAGGCCGGTGTCCTTGTCGTACTCGATGCCCGACTCGGCCTTCTTGGCCGGCGCCGGCTCAGTCTTCTTCCTGCTGAAGATCACTGACCCTCCTCGAGTTTCGCGAACTCGGCAAGCTCGATCACCAGCTGTCGAGCCGATGGCGTGAGATCGCGCTCAATGAAGCACAGCTGCAGGTCATCCCTGAATCTGCTCGTGACCTTCGAGAGTCCAGCCGCGAGGCCGTTCAATAACGCAGCCTGGGTAATGGATCCTGCCAGTGCATAGTCGGCGCCGATCTCGTAGGCGTACCTGTCGTTGGCGGTAGTGATGCGTTCGCTCATGATTTCTTCCTCCGTGTCCGCCGCTTCCGCGGCTTGCTCTTCTCGGCATCCGTGCCGTGGATAGGTGCGACCCGCTCACCGATGACCTGCTGCGCAGGTGGTGATTGCAGATACGCAATCGCACGCTCGAAGTACTCGATCTCGTCTCGGGCATTGCCGAGGGTGTGCTTGTTGCAGCGGGTGCAGAGCAACCCGCGAACGAGTCCGTTGGCGTGGTCGTGGTCGACGCTCAATCGCTTCGCCGCGCCAGTGGCGCGTTGGCAGATGTAGCAGCGACCGCCCTGGGCCTTGTAGATCTCCCAGTACTCCTCGGCGGTGATGCCGTAGGTCTCTTCGATGCGCTTGGCCCATGCGCCTTCCGAGGTCTGGCGCCGCCGCGCTCGATGGTGCGTTGCGCAGCGGGGCCCCGGGTGCGGGGCCGGCCTCTTTGTCTCGACGCCTTCTTCCAGGCAGTCCTTGCAGCGTTTAGCGACGGCCACGCGGTCCTCTCATCAGAACGAAGAACCCGACAAGCAGGGCGATCCCTGCGATGAATGTCACGCTCATAGGAGCACCAGGAACAGGACGAGCATGGCGATGAACCATACGAAGATGAAGCTGTCGTTCATGCTCAGGCCCCCGCAATCAGTACGCCGAGGCTGATGCCAGCCCACAACGAAGCGAGCGGTCCAGCTGCCAGGAACAGGACGCCGAGGACGTGTAGCGCCCCGGCGCCGAAGGCTTTCGCCTTCTTGACCTTGGCCGGCTTGGCGAGGTGGTTGCCGTAGCCGATGAAGAAGAAGCCGAGCAGCGACGTGAGTGCTGCGCCGGCGATGATCGTGAGCAGTCCCACGACGATTGCTGTTGCGAGTGTCACTTGGTTGCCTCCTTGATGGCCTGCTTGATGTCGCGTTCCGCCGTAACCCTGTCGTCGGAAGACATGAAGTGGGAGCCCTTCGCGAACTCCTTGTATGCACGGATCAGCTCGTCCTTTGATCCGACCGACAACTCGGATGTCGAGTCGACCCAATCCATTGGGGAGTTGCACGAGCACCCTGAGTCTTCGATCCAGTAGAAGATGCGAGCCTCGGGGTCGTACCAGGCTCCGAAGAAGTCCCACTCATATCCGCCGTCCATGTAGGAGAAGACTTCAGTGGCACCGGCGACCGTGCGGTCGCCCCATTCGCTCTTAATGATTTCGGCCAATGCGTTCCCTTTCGTTAGCCCAGCCGCATTCGGCTGAGGTCTGCGTAAATGCTGATGGGGTGGCTTCCGTCTGCGTAGGCCACCCCGTTTCGGTTCTTCGGGATCGAGATGTGCATGTATTCGCCCGAGCGATACAAGGTCCAGACGATTTCTGGGATCTTGCTCACCTTCCCGCGCAGCCCGGAGAGTGGAATCGGCTTGTCGCCGGCCTCGTACTCTCCGACTGTGTGATGCAGGGCAATAACTGCAGCGCCCGAGTCCCGGGCGATGTCGTGCAGGAATGAACAGGCATCCGCAAGCTGCCCGAACTCCCCCTCGGAGCCCTCCATGTGGAGGTTCGAGAGGTTGTCGACCACGATGATCGACGGGTAGGCCCCGTAGACCTCTGCGAATGCGTCGATGTTGTCTAGAACGTCCTGATCGGACGGGCTCGAAGAGAAGTCGAGCCTGACGTGCGCCGCGTGGTTCGCTACGGACGCTGCAACGCCGTCTACATTGCCGCTGAGCACCATGTTGTCGATGTCCTGCATCTGATAGCCGGTCGCCATAGCGCCGGCACGCTTGAACATGGTGGATGCGTCCGAGTCCGCGCTGAAATACAGCGTCGGGAGCACGTCGCCGTCGTCATTGCCGCGCTGCGTGAGCGCCTGAGCGACTGCGGACTTGCCCTGACCGGGCGCTGCCGTGATAAGGGTGAGCTGCCCTCGGCGGGGGACCGCCCCCGCCTGGATCATCTGAGGCCAGGGGCAGGGGATGGGCTCGCCAGCCCCCTCATTGCTCCTCAACCCTTGGCCGAGAGTCATCATCTAGGCCGTCAACCTCCCTCCTCGCCTAACGCGAAGGGGGCCAGCCCGAAGGCCGGCCCCGCAGTGTCTGTGTGGATCATCGGATGAACTGAGACTGAGCCTTCATGTGATCCGGCAGGTCCTTGATCTGCGACCACGGACGCTCATCGACCCACATCTTGTAGGGCTTGCCGGTCTTCTTGCTCACGCCTTCCTTGAACATCATCGGCTGGCCGGTGATCGGGTTGGTCGGGGGAGTCATGCCGGCGGGTGCCCCGCCGCCTCCCTGGGGAGCGTTACCCCATCCGCCCTGCTGCTGTGGGGGCGCACCCCATCCGCCCTGCTGCTGGGGAGCCTGCTGCTGCGGCTGTCCCCACTGTCCCTGCGGCTGCTGTCCCTGCTGCTCCCAGGGGTTGCCCTGCTGCTGAGGCTGCTGCTGCTGCTCCTGATGTACCGGAGCCGAGTTCTGCGCGGGATCGACAGGCGTGGCGCCGAGGACGGAGTTGAGTGCGCCGGTGTTGTTGACCGACGTGACCATCGCCTTGATGTTTGCACCGATGCCGGACTGGTTCGCGGCCTCGAGGTTCTGCTGGAACTCCTGGATGGAGTTGCCTCGGATGGTGAACAAGTCGCCGTCGATCTTCGTAGTGAACGAGAAGTTGGCTTCAGTTGCGTTGGACAAGTGTGTCCCTCTCTGTCGTTTTCTTGCAACAAAAAAGACCAAGCGGTCTGCCTGGTCTCGTATATGGGGTGGTGCGTGCCTCTAGCTTGCTCGCTGAGGTCTTTCGGTGATCTCCGCGTAGCGTTCCTTGATACCCGGGACGCCCTTGACCCTGCAATTGTCCTGCTGTGAGCAGACTCTGCAGTAGTCGGACGGAGATGCGATGTAGATGCCGGCGCGTTCAGCCTTGTCGAAGTTCGAGAACTCCCGAGCAAGCAGATCGTCGTCCCAGAGGGTCAGATCGTGCCAGACTTCACCCTTCAGGGTGCCGTTGCGCTGGATCCGAGGGAAGAAGAATGCCCCTGACTCGGGGCGGACTCCCATGTTCTCCTCGATCGCCTTGGCATACACGCCTAGCTGCATCGCAGAGCCTGGATCCTTCGTGCCGGTCTTAATGTCGATGGGCGCGATGCGCCCGTCGCGGTACTCTCTGATCTGGTCGATGTATCCGAGGACCCTGACGCCGCCGATGTCGATTGTGAACTCGAGCTCGCACGCCATGCCCTTCGGGCCGACCGGCCAGACGCGCCACTCGTCGTCGTGCGCCTCGGCGTAGTCAATGTAGATCTTCGTCTGATCAGAGACGAGCTTGCGGCGATCGGCAATGTCCGTCTCGCCCTTCTTGTTGCCGCCGGTGAGCCAGCGTGCATAGTCGGGGCTCTGCTCAAGCTCTTCGGCGATGCCCTTGTCGTAATAGCTGAGGGCCAGCTCCTGAACCTGCTCGACAGTCATGTCTCGGTGGGAGAGCTCGTACTCCTCGATGCCGTAATGGACCGCAGAACCATGAATGCTCCAGGCGGTGGGCCGCTCTGGAGCTTTTGCTACCTTGGAGAGTCTGTAAGATTCCCCACACTGTGCGTATGTAGTCAGCTGGGAGACCGACCGATGTTTCACGGTCGGTCCCAACTCAATGACATCAGAGATTGCGTACCACCTCCGCGCTGAAGTCGCGGCCGTACTCGACCAATCGCTGCACATGAAGAACTTCGCAGATCGCGACACCTTCATGGGAGTCTATGAAATTGACCATCAGTAGCGCGTACCCGTACTCGCTCGGATCGCACCCAGGCAGGGGATCCTGGTTCTGGTCAATGCGGAACACGGCCCTGTCGACCCCTTCCGGGTCGACGAAGATCGTGATGCCTTCAGCTTCGACAATTGGCTGGCACTCATCAGCCAAGACGAAATCATGCTCCATATTTACTTATCCTTTTCTGGCATAAAAATGGCCCCCCGGGTGTAAAGTCCCGGAGGGCTCGGATCAACAATAAGAGTTGTTGGGCAGTCACGCAATCTGTTGTTATCAGTCCGCAACCGATCGTTATCGTAGCTGTGACGCCCACTCCTCTAGTAGCTCCAGAGTCGGCGGTGTCTGACCGTCTGCCGGCTGCTGAAGAAGCCCGAGATTGTCGTCAGGACGGCGCGGGCGGAAGAAGAATCCGCCCTCGGGTACGAGCCTGTAGGGTGGACTGTCCTTGTGGTAGCACACGACGAAATTGTTATATTCCAGCGTGAGGAAGTTCGTCTCGAAGGTGGGCCGGATGGCTTCCGGCACCTCAGCACCATGCTCGGTGAAGCGATTGTGGAGTCGCAGCATCCGGGCAGTCTGCCCGTCGAGGTGATGTCGCTCCACAGCCCAGGGCATGAACTCATTGCCCGGGCGAGAGACCCCGCGCTTGCGGTCCTGCTCTTTGTAGAAGGCGTTATACACTGTGGACCGTGGAAGGCCCAGGTGCTTCGCTACTGCATTGATCGAACCCAGCTCCTCGCGAAGCCTCTCGAGCTCGTCGATGGCCGGAGTCTTTTTGGAAGTAGTCAAGGCTCCCGCCCCTTTCAT